GAGATATCTCCAATCGTTTCCAGGTAGTAAGAATGGTTCCAAAGTTCTCCTTTCCTAAGTGTTTGGCGACAGTTTTCTAAGTTTTCCGCACTTTAGCACGGCAAAATTCATTTCCAAACTCTTGTTATGGTCCTTTAAAATCAAATGTATTACATATGTTTACTATGTAAACGTAAAGTTTACTCGTGATGAGTTGCCTTAAATCCCCATTCTGGCAAGAAATTGATCTCATAATGGTACTTGTCTACCTCCGAACCAGAGATGTCTTCGACCACATACATGGTGTAGTCGTTCAAATACACATAATCTTTCTGATATTTGCCTTCGGCAGTCTCAATAATGACTTCGAGTTCATTTGATGAATTGTTCTTTAATGCAAATGTTCCAGTCAGCTCCAGAAGAACTGTGTCGGTTCTTGCGTTCAGAACAGTAAGCTTCCTAGTCACGTTGAAGTTGTCTGCCTGCTTAGAGATATTAGAACTTACCTGATCAGCTTCTGTACAGCCAATGGCTGCACCAGAAAGCATCACTGCGGCTGCAAGGGTAACAATTAGTCTTTTTAATTTCATTGTCCATGTCCTCCATTGGTTGATTCGTTAAATCTTTTTACGCCATTTGAAAAAATATCGGGGTCTTTTTCAAAACAAATGTAATGGCGACCAGTATTCACAGCTGCTATTGCTGCTGTCATGCTTCCAGCACAGATATCAAGTACTGTGTCATTTGGGTTGCTATATGTCTTAATCAATTCTTCAATTAGTTTAACCGGCTTTTGTGTGTGGTGATATCCGTTTTCATTTGAAAATCTCCACACAGATCTTGGATATCGTTGTGTACTTTCATAGTCAGTTGGCGTATAATTTCCGTAGCATTTTGATGTTGCTTTCTGAGTTTTTCGAACCCGTTTAACAGGCATACCATTTTTCATTTGTGGATTGTATGTTGGCAAACGCTTATAGAACACGCAAATATCTTCATGCGCTCTAAGTGGCATACGGTTCGCATTGAGAAATCCAGATGCATTTGCTTTTTCATAAATCAAATTATAGTGCCACATTTTGCAATTGCTTTTCATCAAGTCTGCCGTGAACATACCAGATGCAAAGAGGATAATTGCACCATTGTCTTTGATTATGCGGTTAATGCCCCCCCATAAGTCATCAAACGGAATTGGAGTATCCCATTTATTTCTTGTAATCCCATATGGAAGATCTGTGCAGATGATATCAATAGATTTATCCGGAATATCTTTCATGCCAATAAGACAATCAATATTTTTCATATAGTCAACAGTCATCGGTACACAACCTTCTTGCTTACTTCGGCAACGCTGATTCCAGCTGCAGTTCGCCGTACCTCAACGTCTTTACCTTTTTTGAGTGCCGCCGCTATAAGGGCAGCTTGTTCCACAACTTTTGTTTGCAAATCATCTTTAATCAACTAGTCCTGCCTCCTTCCACGCCTTATACAGTTTCTCACCATTCCATGCAATCCAATCCACCATTTCTTCATTCATTGCCCATGCACCAGAAGTAACTAATGAGCTAATTGCAAGCCCCGATTCAATGAGAAACGCATGGACAATTTCGTGCTGTAAAATATGTTTTACAAGTTCTTCTGACGATGTCGCCACTGAATCATGTTCTGGATCTGTATTAGGGTCTACATAGTAAATCTTCTTGCCGTAAGCGTCGCACCATCCGTCCGCGATATCGCATTGCTTATACTGGTCACGACTTGCTTTTACAATTTGGTATTCCTGTCCCATTACATTTACTTTATTTGCAATCATCATGTTATTATCTCCGTTCTACAATTCAATCGAACACATTCCAATACACTGCGGTGTGTCAAAAATCTTTTCTCGCATTCGTCTAGTGCAGACATATCTGCCTTCTTTCCAGTTAATGCGCTCGTCTTTTCCTTCATCACACGTTATGGTTAAATCTCCAATATCAAATGGATTTCCATATGCTTTCCAGTCTTCGACAATGTAGTGGAACATATCTTCGACAGAATCAAAGATTCTCATTTCTGCCATTCCATCACACAATACCCCTCTGTATGGTCTATATTTCACCATGAATCAGTCCTCCTCAAAAGCATAGTCTTTGATCTTATTGTCAACGAATCGAATCTGGCTAGGATTTACCTCGCCCATCGTGCCGTCCTCATACTCTACAAGCCCAAATATCATGCTCATTTGTCCCTCGGGACAACCGCCAATATACAAATCCGCTGCAACAGGCTTTGCAAAATTTTCCCACATATGGAATAACGCTTTCTTTTCTTCGCCATTTTGAGTTACAATACATGGACGAACCCCAAAGTTGATTTCTATATTCTGCATTTGCACCTCCAGTGTACGTGTATACTTGTATCAACGTACATATATAGCTAGCATAATGTACGTGTATATAGCTAGCAAATGTGTGTTGGCAAGTTAGAACAAGTGTTTATAGAACAGCATTTCTCGGATGCTGCCAGACATGTAGTGCGATAAACTCTTTACAATCACTCCATGTTTGCTGCCATAATCAGTTTTTAGATACTCTTCAATCAAAACCTTGTTGCTTTGAAGGTCATCATAGTCATCTTTTAAAGATTCTGGTGACTTGATATAGCTTCTTGCAACTCGTTTAAGGCTCTCGTCTGATAGATTCTTAGCGTCAAAGCCTGTAGATGCTTTGTATTGGTGGTTAAACTCAAAAATAATAGCAGTCAGGCTGTTATATTCCTTGTCAACCCAGTCATTTTCCTGTTGCTCTGTAGTAAAGATGTTTTTAGGATTGTTCGAATACAGTCTGTGAAGCTCATCTTTAAGAACTAGCTCCTTAGATTTGATAAAGTCATCCGGATCAACAGTAGGTTCTTTCTTTTGGGGCTTGCCACCTGAGTTTTGAGCACTTTTAGTGCACGAAACCATGTATTTATCTCTATTGTCAACTTTAGTTGATAATAGAGCATGTTCTTTAACAGTATTTTCTGTATTGTATTCTCTGATAGTATTCTCCGGTATTGGTTTGGACTCTTCGTCCTTATCGTCAGGACATTCTGTCCTTATCGCAGAGACATTTTGTCTTGACATAGGCTCAGAATATTCACTTATAATTTTGTTTAACACTTCAAAATCAATAGTGTACCATTTTGTTTTATCAAAAGATTTATTATTGAAGTTGGCTGACAAAACAATTCCACGACTTTCTAATTTCAAAAAGACTCGCTGAATTGTTTTTTCACTCCAGTATGGGAAATTATTGTTTTTCCACTCGTTATAAGAATTATAAACCCAATATTTCCCCTCAATGAAATGTTTATTCGCTGCCTTATTGATCTCAAGCCAGTAATTAAGCTGATTGAGCACAATCGCTTGGTTTAAATCGCCTAAAATAACAGCTAATTTTGTATTTACGATAAGTAGGTTACTTTTGTCTACAAATAACTCTTTAAAATTCATTCTAATACCTCCGCTTGATATTGACGCACACCTATGATGTGCTTTCCGCATAATCAAACCAGCAAACAGGCACTGCGGATGTGCTTTTCGGGAGCTACCCTAGTTTGCTGATAAGCGCCGCGAGAAGGATTCGAACCCTCAGTCTTTTTACAGATCACTAGTTTTCAAAACTAGCCCAGTACCATTGTGGCATCGCGGCAAAAGTGGGTAGAGTAGGACTCGAACCTACATATCCGAAGATGACAGATTTACAGTCTGCTGCAATACCAATTCTGCGCATCTACCCAAATACCGCCTATACGGTTGCGGCTGACTTGTCCGCAGGTTGATTCTCACGGGGAGTCACAGTTGCTACTTTGTGGGAAAAGAGAAAGGAGATTTTAAAAGAAAAAAACCACATCGTGTGCAAACTGCATATGGACCCTCTGGGACTCGAACCCAGACCCGGCTGCTTATGAGGCAGCTGCCCTAACCTATTGAGCTAAAGGTCCTTGTGTGCCATATGGGACTCGAACCCACGACGCCTTGATTAAAAGTCAAGTGCTCTTCCAGCTGAGCTAATGGCACAACAGGGCTAGTTGGAATCGAACCAACAGTGCAGGAGTCAAAATCCTGTGCCTTACCATTTGGCGATAACCCCAGCGTGATCTTATCCTCACATGCCACTGGCTGCCAAGACAAGATTCATGATAAAAAACGTAGAAAGTACTACAGCACTGACAAGTCTTTCTCTGGATCTTTTCTCATTCAGCCATCCTATAATGCTAGTCAGCATAAAGATGTTAAAAAGAGATGCCAGAATGCGGAGAATAAGAACAAACATTAAATATCCCCTTCCTTTCTGTGGAGTGAATTTTCAGCTTTGAAGCCGTCAGGATAGCGTTCCCAAAGTTTCTTGTTGTTTTTAATCGCAATATCCTCAAGAGAGGTATCAAGTGCCTCAGCAGTAAGTGCCAGATAATACAGCACATCGCCACATTCCTTGATAAGATGCTCTCTATCAAATGGATGCCCCTGAAAAATCTGCTTTTTAAGAAGATCAACAAGCTCACCTGCTTCACCTGCAGTACCGAGAATACCATTCATAAGCATGTTTTCCTTTGTTGCTTTTGTTACGTCTGATGCGGTTCTCATTACACCGCGCTGATATTCATTAAATGTCATTTTGTTTCCTTCCCAGTGATAAGATCACTATACGGCAATGTTTCAATCCAGTCGCAAAAATCTCGCCATTCGTCCAGTTTATGGTTACGGCGTGCTTTATAGATGTTTGCAAGGACTTCGTAGTTAAGCGTTACATTTCTGGTCTGGTTATAAGAATCAGGCAGCAGCTGAATTAGTTGCCACCAATACTTCTTTTCCTTGGTAGCAAGATATTTTTGCCTGTAAAAATTAAGTATACGGATTGTCTGATTCAGCAGGCCAATTGGTGAATGCTCTGCTCCGTGAAATATTGGAAAATCAGATTCAGCACTTTCAAAGCCAATAAGATGCTCTGCTGAGAAATCATCTAATGTAAATTCTTTGGCATCAATTCGATGCATGGTGCTACAGCTATTCTTTGAAGTGCCTACAGAATACGTGTCTGCTTCTTTCCACCAATAAAGTGGTGCTGTAATTCTGATGCATACCGGAAGCATACGCATAAATTTACGATGATCGGGACCATATGAAGATAGACGTCGCATAAGTGCCATATCTTCTTTACCAACTATAAATTGTGGAGACCATGTACATTTATCTGGTTGGATACTATCGCAGGTATCACAATCACGTTCTTCACCGAGGTGAAGAAAGCCCCAATGACTATCACTTTTAAACCACGAATTGAAGGAATTTCGAAGACCTTCAATAGCAAATTCTATTTGTTCTGGGCTTGGTAATACAGCATGTTCTAATTTAATCATAAAAACTCCTCTGCGTTGAATGCTTCTTTTTCACATTCGATAAAATATTCCAAAATTTTATCAAAAAATACATATTCGAAATATTCCGGAAGTTGACGAGCGTCAAGGTTTTCCAGTAAACAAAGCTCAAAAGCATAGTTAAAGCGGTGCAGAGTACCATCATATAATTTTTTATTAAAAGTAACAGTTATGTGGTTAAAACACGGTGGCAAAGCTTTAGCATCAATTCCAAAAGACTTGCTAAGCTTGATTAGCACAGAAATGCATTTATCTATATCACTCATAGACACTCCCTTCTTATCGAGTTGCTGACAAAATAATTTTGTTATTGCATTGTGGACAGACGATGTAATACTCTTTCGCTTGAATAGGTTTTGGCAGTGAATAGTCTGGCTTAGCAACTAATGATCCACAAGACGGTAATGTGCTTTTTTGGACATCAGTTGCCTCATCATAACTTAAAAGCGCACCGCAATGCGAACAACCAATTTGTTGTAATGTACCAGGTCTCAGAATTTTTATCATTCCACATAACCTCCTAAATTTCGGTTAATCACCTCGTCAACCTCGACAGACTTGACGATAAAGTGTTCATTGATTTCTTTTTCAATTTCAGAATCACTCATTCCATCGTAGTATCTAGCATGGTCGCGATATTCATTTATGGTTTTTTTATATTTAACTTTTGTTTGCTCAATAGCGGCTTTTACTTTATCTTTGGACTGAAAGACGCCAATCAATTCGAGTGAAGAACCGTAGGAATCAAAATAGGAGTCAAAGGTTAAAACGAAAACTCTCATAAGACATCCTCCTAGCTTCGCTTTGAGGCAAAATCTTTAAGTGTTCCAAGAAGTGCCTCTTTTGACCCAAATTCTGGAAGCTCCAAGATTAAAGCAGCTCTGCAAAAGCTGATTGTAGCATCAAGCCCCAAAACAAGCTCTAATTGCTCTAGTTGTTCTTTACCCATAGTATTTGCCATCGAATGAGCTGAAATTGATTGTGGGGCATTCTGTGGCTTTACAGCGGTATTTTGAGAACTTGACTTAGCAGCCATTACATCATTCTGCTGCTTAGCCTTAACCATAAAGTCCAAAATGTACTGACAAAGCTCTTGACGTTCTTTACATGCTTTTATTTTATTTGCATCTGGATTAGGCACAGCTGAGAAATCGTTGATCTGCTTTTGATATCCAGAAATAACACCTTGTAACCATGTTGTTGCATTCTCAAATTTTGTATTTGCCATTACTCCTCCTATTCATCCAAAAGGGATATTGTTTTAACAAACTCGCGAGGAAAGAGAGTTTGTGAGAAGTTAGAAGCGCAAGATACGTAAAACAATTCTTTGCTGGTTATATAGCCATAGTATCCACCTCGCGAACTGCAATAAGCTTCTATTGTTTCACTTGTGCCGTCAATAAATTTAACTAAAACTAATTTTGTTTCCATTGCTTATTCCTCCGGCATGTAGTAGATATCTGTTGAGAAGCTAGAAGCAGAAATATTTAATTCCTCAAATACCTCAGCTGCTCTGGCTGGATTTTTATACTCTGCAAGTACCATGTCTTGGTTTGCAGTCCTTGCAAAGATAGTTTCATCACGTCTCAGCAAAGCAACGTTACAAAACTCAACAGATTTGGTTTTACACTGTGAAATGATTCTCATTAGATAACCTCCTGTTCTTGTGTTTTATCTGGCATGTAACCATTTGGGTAACGTTTATTCGTTCACGATTGATTCCGTGTCCTTCACGGCACAACTGGCAAATCAGTATGTCACCGCAATGCTGACATTCATCGGTTATTTCTTTTGTTGATATTTTCATTTTATAGTTTGAGTATATTATGCCTTGGCGCTATGGCAAAGAAACTGTCAAGGCTCACAGCTTTTATCTTTGCCATATGTGTAGTTATGAGTTAAAAGGGGCTTTTTATTTTGGAAAAATATTTTGGGGACTAAGTGGCCCCATGCCGGGGGCACGCTCTCAGACCCCTATACCCCTTTTGCGTGATCATCTGGCAGCTGTGCAGCTGGTCGCGGCTCCTGATCCTATGGCGGCAAAACCTAAATTGTGCGTATTTGTATATACAAAAGCAACAGTGTTTTGCCGCCTTGGTCTGAGTATACGCACCATTGACCGTTAAAAGTACGTATAACAAACATTATACGTACTCTATGTTACTTTGAAGATTAACACAGATCAAGAAACCTTGACCAATCTTAATTTGAATCGTCAGACAATTTAAAATCCGATAGTTTCGGGGCTTCTGGCTCTGCATCAATAACTTTTTCCCACTCTTCAGCTGTTATCTGCTTGGCTTCTGGTGCTGCCTCAGCTGATAAGCGGAACTCTGACGCGTTTACATAGTCAGAATTGTTGGTAAGATCAAAGATTGCAAGCACTGGTGGCATTTTGCCGGTAAATGCAAGCTGCTTCTTGCAAGCTGTTATAACGCCTTTTACCGCGTCTATAGTAGACTTCCAATCACTGCTACGCTTTTCATAGCCTGTGATCATGTGCCGTGTAACTCCCAAAAATGCCGCCCAGGACTCTATATCAGGCACTAGGCGCAGCTTTCCACCTTCCGTTGGGATTTTGTTTGCGTTCCGGACAAATGTCAGATACTCTTCTGAGTCGTGCTTGAAACTTTTTAGCCCTTCGGGAGAGTTGCTATACATGGGCTGTGAACCTTTTTCACGTGCTCTAGCTAGCCCCTGCAGAGATACGTCAAGGATAGCGTCCAGTTCGTCACCGTCCATATTTTCTGCAATATCCCTATAGCTTGGCATTCGTTTCCCTCCTCTTGGCATTCTGTAGCCCTCCTTTCCTTGTATTTCTTTTTGTCGTGCGTATATGTGGCTATATCTTAGCCTTTCCCCCTCAAATCCCTTCTAGCTGCCTTCTGTGCCCTTGTAGCGCCCTTCTGTGCGTGCTCATCGTGTCCAGCTCTCACCTGTGTCCGTTCCGGCTGTCTGTCTTGACTGTGTGCCGTCCTTTTCTGTGTATCTCTCATCTGCTGGCTGCACTGTGTCCGTCTCTGACTTGATCAGCTGTCAACCGTCAGCTCCTGCACTCTGTATCTGTATATACTTAGACACACTATACACATACCTACTTACCAGATATACATATACTGTACATACAGATATACACATACACTATACAGTACATAGAGATATACTTACATACTGTATCTATACATACTCACCTTATATATACTGTACATATATACCTTATACAGATATACTTAATATATATTATCAGACAATATATTATATATACGCTGTATACACTGTACATATATAGATATTATATACATATACACCATATAATTATAAATATAATATAAATACACTGATAGTATATTATATTTATATACCATATACATATACAGTAAATATATATACTGTATATATTATATATATATATAAGGAAGCGACACGGAAAAGCTGTAGGCCTGGGGAAAAGAAAAAGCCCACGACCAGAAAAAGAAGCACCGTGTTTCAGCACGGCTTGGAATCTTTTCCGATCATGGGCTATATACTCTATACTCTATATATCCATATCTAGGCTACGTATAAATACTACATATAGTAGCTTGATTACATAATACAACAATATGAGGTGCAAATCAAGTTAAATATTTTTAAAAGTGCAAGTTGCACAAATTAAAAATTTACGGCTGAATGTCTGAAAATAGGCAAAGAAAAACGGCAAGCTGTGCGCCTGCCGTGCTTCTTTCTGAATTTTTAAGAGTTGGGATAAGCCAAAACAAAGCGCTTTGTTGTAGGGTCCTCTTTGATTACACTTCCGGGATACTCTCTAAGCTGCCGTTTTAACTCCTTCAGATCTGCATAGGCTTCTTTTTGGTAGCTTCTTAGCTCCTGTGAGGTGTAGTTGTGTAAGTAGCCATAGCCTAAATTGTCATCTATAATCGCGTTCTCGTGCTCTATGATCTTGTCATACAGTACTTTCTCTATGTGCCCATCATCACACAACACGGACACATATTTTTTCTGCTCTCTTTTGTGTGGTTTTTTGAGCTTGCTTGGGGTTGGCGCTGGAAGACTTTTGGGAGTGCCTACAGGCAAAAAGCCCCGGTCTGTTGCTCCCATCTTTACAGCGAGGCCATCGGCCAGAATCTCGTATACATCGCCTACTTTCGAGCACTCAAAAGCTCCAGTTGACAGTTGTAATTGTAGTTCAGTGTAACAGTCAATATCTGATTCTCCAACGATCTGCAAAACAGAAAAATCATTGGTCCCTGTCTTGTCACTGTTCCGCACCTCGATGGAGCGCGGAGAATTTGGGCGTGATATATCGGATACATAGGAGCGATAAAAGCTTTCGCGCTGGCGGTGTCCCTCGGCTCCATACACTCTAAAAATTTTAACCGTTTGCATAAAACTTCTTTCTCCCGGCTCTAACCTTGCCGGGCAGGTGCGAATTACTGCTCAAAAGTGGCAAGTGCTGCACAGATGCCGGCGGCTTCTTCTTTGTCACATCTGCGCTCAAGCATGAGCTGGTAATAGTCACTGCTTCGCCATCCCCCATCAAAAAGGGCGGCAGCCTCATCCGTTGCCAGTGCGTCAGATTTTACTTGCTGCGCTCTCGCTGTGAACTCATCGTACGGCTTTTCATGGCTTGAATTAGAAATTACATCAACATCAACGCGGCGGTTGTTGTCTGGGTCTTCATCCTCGATAAAATCACCTGTGCAATTTTGCCAGTCGAAAGCATAGTCAATGACGTCATTGACGCTATCCACCTTGCAAGCCCCTTGGTCATACTCAAAAGAGCCATCAATTAAAAGGTCAGTGCTGAGGTCTTGGCTATATTGACCATTCTCCCATACTCTCATAATAATTTCTACGAGTCTTTTTTCGTCTTTAATTTTCATTTTTTCGCCTTCCTGCCCTCGTAACCTCCGGGGCGGCTGCCTTGGTCAATCAACTAATACGTCAATATCTGACTTAAGAACGCACACTAACCGCACATCATAGCCCCAATAGGGATTATTTTGTTCAATCATGCCGTTATAGGTAACATATGCAACAAAATTGCCTGTCTCATATCCGGTGCGGCGCGGTACGCTCCATGCTGTACACGTCCAATAACCTGCTGTGTAGCTGCTGTCGTCGTCAGGATCTGAAATTAAATTGTTATACTTTCTGGCCTCGTCAAAAGTGATCGGGCGGACCTTACATGTTAACTCTCCGTAGTCATCCTGTCCGTCTACTGTTGTTAAACTTACGGTGTGTTCTACTAAGTTCTCGGCTCCTACCTGATCTTCGATCCATCCTTGATTATCCCATGATTCTATGTCCTTTCTAAGCTCCGAAAGCTTATAATTAGACTCATGCGCGTCAAACGGTTGCTCCATCATAACCGGCTGAGTAGTCCAAGCATTCTTGATAGCTAATGCTTTTGTAGTATCCTTGCCGTGCTCAAGCAAAATAAAAACAGCGTCTCCGATACTAAAAGTCTGTCCTGGTTTTAAAATTGATAACTTGCTGTAACTCATGTGGCTGCCTCCTCTCAAAAAATCTCAACGCCGAGCTTGTCAGCTGCTGCGCTTACTACGTCCTCTACGGTATCACTGTCGGCGTTGTCGTACTCGTCCACCATGTCAGCCAGCTCACACAGGCGGCGGCAGTCGTCCGGGTTCCACTCTCTACTGGACTTGATGCGATATGCTACGGCCTCCGGCACGTCTAAATCTTTAAAAAGGTCAAGTCCTGCATACCCCATGCGGCTCCAGTTAAACTCAACAGATTCGATATATTGGGCGTCTGTGTAGTGGTCCGGTGTTGCCTTCGTCTCTGCGATCAAGTCGCCCGACTCTGGGCGATACTCCATCTCCTCAAGCTCTTCGGCTACTTCTTCCATAGTCTTTCCGCCCCACTGGTAGGAGTCAAACGGGTCTGCATATGGCCAGTTTTCACGAGCTGCTGCCAGAACTGACAGCCCCGTTCCTGGATCAGCTTCAAAACCGCCAAGAACGTTTACAACCTTGCCGCTCTCATCGCGTGTAACTGCTTGAATACCGCCGCCGTTGTCCTCATAAAACTTTGTTGTATACTGCTGCTTCTTTGACATATCTTTTTACCTTTGCCCTTTGGGGCTTCCTTTCTCTCTTTGTGTCTTTATCATATCACTAAAAAGAGTGACTGTCAAGTGTTTTTTAAAAAAGTTTTACTTTTTTTTGATGGGCGGCTTTGTACAGCTTTGTGTCTTCTGGTCCCTCCACGTATCGGATCAGATCTCGCGGCTGCATCTCCAGGATACAGCAAAGGCGATTGATCGTATCCATGCCCACAGGCTCCCCACGCTTTAGGCGCGTATAGATGGCTTGCGACAAAATCCCGTCTTTTTTACAGCGTGTGGACGTGATCCCCACGCGCCGGAGTGCCTCCACTACATCTATTTTATACTCTATCATACTTTTATACCTCGCTTTCTGTGGCTGTGTATGCCTACATATATATAGTAGGCGACGATGCAAAAAAAGTCAAGCAAAAAGTCACTAAAAAAAGTGAAAAAGTACTTGACAGTCACTCTTTTTAGTGATATGATAAAGACACAAAAGCAAAATACAGGAGGTTATTTTTATGTCAACTTATTATGAATATCAAGATGTTAAGGTTTTGATCGCACACAGACTTTTTAATATGGAAGGTTGGAAGGTTTACGGCTATGAAGCGGACAATTCTGATCCGATGACGGATTACTGGGATCCTGCCTATTGGGGCGGTATCGCAGAGAAAAACGGCTATAAATTGGTTGTTGACTGTAGCCATGAAGCAAAAGAAAGACGTTATATGCAAACGGTAAAAACGGATGCGCAGTCTCAGCTTAGTAAAGAAACAGCGGAAAAAATCGCTAAACTTGAGCAGATGACAATCGAAAGAGGAGCTACACCAGCGGAAGCAGAAACAGCAAAAAAGAAAATTGAGTTGTTAAGGCAGAAAACAGCAGAAGCAGAAGAAAAGCTTGAAACAGTAGAAGTTGTTGAGCCTGGGCATCTTGCAAATCCGCCGCGCTGCAACTGGCATATTGAAAAAGACGGAATTATCATTGAAAAAGGTTCAGGACTTTTGAAGTTTTCAAGACTTCCAGACATTACTTTTGATAGAGATTTGAAAGACTGGCAAAAGTTTAATGTGCTGTCGGAGGAAGAATGGAAGAAAGATTATATTTCTAGCTATCGTAATCGTTGGAACGAATCAGAAGAGACAATAAAAGGATATGCGGAAGATCGCTATAGCAGAGAAAAAGAGACATATTCTTTATTAGAAAAATTCAACGCTTTGATTTCAAAGTGGAATGCCATTTGCGGAGGTATGATGGGAAATGAAACAGAGTTTTATACATATGAAAAAGTTACCGTAACGGAGTACAAGAAAGAAAATAAAGCCGTTGAGGATTCAGCAGGAAATATTAAAGATGGTCAATGCTTTATCGTAAAAGTAAGCTTTAACTATGGACATAGTAAAGGCTATGTTTATAGAATCCATGCGACAGAATACAACGGAAAAACAACTTATTGCGCGTATAAGTTAAACGGAAAGCTTACCAAGGAATGTACCGGAACGGCTAACCAAAGCAACTATTGGTATATTACTGAAAATTTTGTCAGATGGTTTGAAAAGGGTGCGCTTGCATGGTGCCATATCGAAGAGGTGAAAACCCCTTATGAAGTGGAAAAAGTTGTTAAAAAGACCGTAAAAGCCAATAAAACGGAAAAGAAGCAGGAAACCAGCGCAACCACAACAGAAACGACAACGACAGAAGCGACAACGGCAGAAATCAGCAATTTACATTTTGAAATTTCAGAAGATACAGACACGAGAACTAATGAAAAAATTTATCTTGTAAAGGTTGCGGAAAAATTGAACCGTGAAGATTATATAAAAGTAAATCAGTATATAAAATCTTTAGGCGGCTACTATTCCAGATTCAAACATGCGTTTTTATTCAAAGAGAATCCGGCAGAAAAACTAAACGCAGCTACAGCAGAAGCGGAAACAGAACCAGCACCAACGGAAGAAAAGTCACAAGAAACAACAGCAGCAACAGAGGAAACCGAAAAAGAATCAATTAGTTACACAATAGAAGAAGATATTCACACCCAAACAGGGAAAACAATTTGGATTGTAAAACCTGAAAAGGAATTAAATAAAACCGATTTTGCAGAAGTAAAGCGGAAATTTGCAACGATTCAAGGCTACTATAGTACATTCAAGCACGGATTTATTTTCAAGTACAATCCAGAAAAGACATTAGCATCAGGATGATACAAGGGCTTTTGATCGCAACGGTGAAACAACACCAGGAAAGAAATAAATTTAACTTATTGGTAATTGACTAATAATCGCAGCTGGACCATCGGCTACACGGGTAGAAAGAAGGAAATAAAAAAATGTTTAAAGATAATAAAGATTTCTACCCAACACCAGAAAATATTATTGATAAAATGGTTACTGGTTTAGATTTTACTTTTATACATTCAGTTTTAGAACCATCAGCAGGTAAAGGAAATATAGTTGATTATCTAAAGAAATTAGAAGAACGTACCAACAAATACGGCCATAAAAAAATATCTTTAGATATTGATTGTATAGAAGCGGATCAGGACTTGCAACACATACTAAAAGGGAAAAATCATCGTGTAGTATACAACGATTTTTTGACCTATGACAGTATGAAAGAGTATGATTTAATTATCATGAATCCTCCGTTTTCTAATGGCTGTAAACACCTTTTAAAAGCGTTAGAGATGCAACAAAGGAACGGAGGCGCAATTGTTTGTTTGCTTAATGCGGAAACAATAAAGAATCAATGCACAAACGACCGTATAACACTAGTTAGATTGCTAGAAGAATACAACGCAGACATTCAATATATGCAGGAAGCCTTCAAGGATGCGGAACGAAAGACAGCGGTTGAAATTGCATTGATAAAAGTCAAACTCCCAGAAGTAGAAAAACATTCTTTCATTCTTGACGATTTACAGAAGGCAAGAACGGAAAGAGAATACACGGAAACAGAAAGCACATATCTTGCGGAAAATGATTTTTTAAAAACCATTGTAAAACAATACGAAATGGAAATAGAAGCAGGAAAGAAGTTGATAAAAGAATATCAAGCTATGAAGCCTTTTATACTTGCAGAGTTTGAAAAAGACAAGGAAACAGGCGAAACAATTCAAACAGGCGGTTGCATTTTGTCTTTGGATTTATCCAGTAATAGAGACAACTACTATAATGCACTTTCAATCAATGGATTTATTGAGGAAGTGCGGAAAAAATATTGGAAGGCACTTTTTAACAATCCGCAGTTTGTCGGACAACTTACAAGCAATTTAAGAACGGAATACAACAACAAAATTGAAGAATTGAAACACTATGATTTTTCAATATATAACATATGCCAGATTAAAATTGACATGACAAAGAACGTTGTAAAAGGCGTAGAAGATACCATTATTTCATTATTTGAGGAATTAAGCAATAAATATCATTACTACGATGAAATGTCAAGGAACATCCACTATTACAACGGTTGGAAAGCAAATAAAGCATACATAATCAATAAAAAAGTGATTATTCCTTTATCCGGTTATAATTCATTATGGAATAAGTTCAGACCAACAGAATATCGAATTGTTTCAAAGCTCCAGGACATAGAAAAATGTTTTAACTATCTTGATGGAGGACTAACAGAAGCGGTTGATCTGAAAGAATCTTTACGGTTTGCGGAGGAATACGGAGAAACAAAAGATATTCAATTAAAATATTTTACGGTTACTTTTTATAAAAAAGGAACATGCCACATTACTTTTAATGATGATGAGCTACTAAAAAAGTTTAATATTTTCGGGAGCCAACACAAAGGATGGCTTCCCCCCTCATATGGAAAGAAAGCCTATAAGGACATGACATCAGAAGAAAAAGCCGTTGTAAATGAATTTGAGGGTGAATCAGGATACAATAAAGTTATTTCTAATAGTAAATATTATTTATTTGACGGAAACAATTTGAATCTATTGGAAGATGATAAGACAGTATAGGCATTCTCTGCTTTAGGCGGCAAGAAAAACTGCGGTGAGTACGGCAAAAACTGGCAGGATAAAAGAAAAATTGTCAGGGGGTCCGTTACCCCTGTAGTGCCGGGGTGATCCGGCAAAAGATTTGAGAGCTACACGAAACGGTGTCATGCACTACTTGCCACATTTGGCAAGCATCACGGAGATAATAAAAAGTAACTATATGGAAATAGCAATACATGCAAAACAATGTATGCACTGAACAAAGCAAAGAAAGGTTAAAACAATGATTTTACAGACAGTATCTATCAGTGCCGCGCCGCGAGAGCTGCATATAAAGCTTTTTAAGGCTCATGGTAATGAGCTGGAGAAGTTGGAGCAAGAAATTGCAAGCCTTGACGCTGTGGCCCTTGTGTCATGGGTGCAAGTATTCGAGGCGGTAAAGGCTCCTGGTGTGGTGGCACACTGGGAAGTGCAACACGAAATTGACGGCAAGGCATACACAGAACAACGCATACTACACGCATCTGTAAAGAATCCGGGTTACATTCAGTATTCTACGGCTCATATCTACCCAGACGAGTATATCCCAGTGATGGATTCACAGTTTAAAAATGCAGCTGATTTTTTCAGATATGAAGCGCCACTGTCGGCGGTTGTTATTATTGAAAAGGTTGCGTGACGCGGAAAGAGGTGATAAAATGAAGGTAATCTGGGAATCAAGCCTGCAGATTGAGAAGATGCGCAGCAGTGCAGAGCGTGCTATTCTCTGCCAAAAGTCAAGAGGATTCAAGACAACGATTAAAAAAATCATGAAAAAAAATGCTTGATGCAGTAGCAAATGGCATTGGTGACTTGTTACTTGGCGCGTTGATCTTCGGCGGTATGGTGGTTGCACTGTATTTTGGGAGTGTTTGATAGGAGAACATAAAATATTTTGTACAATATTTACAATGTGCAAACAGTACTGCTATCTTATAATAGTGCATATTGACAAAGAAAGGAAGGGCAAATATGAATTGGGAAAATTTGCTGAAAGTGTATGAAGATATGGGTGTTGAGGATATTATCCCAATAGCCCATACAAGAATTTTACCACATATAAAGGTATTGCTCGATGAAAATGGAAATTACATAGGGGCGATGTTAAACGGTAAAGATCGTTTTACTATTCCATGCACCATTGAATCTGAATCAAGGACAAGTGGAAACAATCCACATCCAATTCATGACAATATGCAATATTTGTCGGCAGACTATAACAAAGAAAAACACGACAAATATATGGAACAATTAGAAGCCTACATTTCTGAAGTAGATGACAAATTGGCAAAATCAGTATACAGATTTGTTCAAAAAGGATTGATGAGGGATGTTTTGCAAGGATTTCTAAAAAAGATTCCTTATCCAGAAGAAAAAACTGTTGTTTGTTTTGTAATGGCTCCGCAGGAAGAATTGATAAGAGCAAGTTTTAATGGAGAATATGAAAAATATTGCCTGAATCTTCTTCGATCAGGAGACGGGCAAAACAAACAATGGAAAGACTATTATCTTCACAGTTTGGAACCAAATGGAATGTGTAGCATTACAGGAAATAACGATTTTATTCCTGCAACTTATCCGAAGGGCATTAGATTTGCAGGTGATGGGGCAAAACTTTTTATTGCGTCATCTCGTAATATTATGTTGAAAGGAATGCCGGCTCTTACACCTGGCTACATAGCGTCACAAAAAATACTGCATACGCTTCAATGTCTGTGCTTTGAGGGACCACAATGGGCAAATCAGGTAATGCGCGACAATTTAAAATCTTTTAAAGAAATTGATTTAACAGCGGATGAAGAGAAAATAGTGGAAAGGTATATAAAAAACATACTTAAAGAAGGTAAGGCGAGTCAAATAACTTCTGAGTGTAAATAAAGGTTGGAGAGTGTAAGAATTACTAATTGAAAAGACCGAAAAGGATGTAAAAATGGCACTGGAAGTGATTCGAAAGCAAAAAATTGAGAGAGGGAATGAAGATGAATGATTGGTAAATATAATATTCAGATAGGTGATAAGTTTGGGCAATGGGAAGTAATAGGGCAAGGCAGCAAGCCCTATTACTCAAAGTGCAGATGTACTTGCGGTACGATTAGAGATGTAAGCAACAGATCTCTTTGCGCTGGTGATTCTAAATCTTGTGGATGCAATAAGGAATACTTAAAAGCCAGACGAAAAGAATCTTTGGTTAAGACTGGTGATCGTTTCGGAATGTGGAAGGTGATTGGTGAATCAAGTAGACCGTATTCAGTTCTATGCAAATGTGACTGTGGGACAGTTAGAAACGTATATAGTCGTATGCTATTAGCAGGTAAATCTAAATCTTGTGGGTGCAATAAGGAGCATGTAAAAACTACCTCTAAAAAAATATCCGAAACCAACTTGAGAATTGCACAGAAAAAAGTCGGAACTAGTATCAATGGATTTAAAATTGTAAGTATTTTTAAGAAAAAGGGGGAGAATGTTTTTTATTGCAAAGCTATATGCCCAGTTTGTGGAAAAGAAACAGAAACCCAGTTGTCCAGATTGAAAAAAAATTATATGTGTGTAAATTGTAACCGTAATAATGGGAACTTTTTGAAAGAAATACAGAAAAGCTGCTATGTGGATGGTTCTTGCTTGCCAAGCATTAGATCAAGAGAAAATGGAACTGTCAACAAAAATTCTAGTACAAAAGTAAACGGGGTTTCGCTTCAAAAAAACGGAAGTTATAGAGCATATATAACATTTAGACATAAACAATATCATTTGGGAGTATATGCTAGTCTGGAAGAGGCAGCATCGGCACGCAAAGAGGCTGAAAAAAAACTCTTTGGTGAATACATAAAGAGTCATCAGGGATGGGAAGATGAGCTAAAAGAAATCGGAAAGAGACATAGAAAAAAACCATAATAAAAAGTAGGGATAGAATCAAATCTATCCCTATTATTTTACAGTTCTTGACAGTATTTTACATTACTTTACGCTATTCCACATTATTTTACTGTAAAATAATGTCAAAATCTATCGGCTTTTCTTACGACGCTGCTTCTGTCTCTGCTGTTTATATTCGGTTCTTATGACCGTGATGTTTCCGACAGTTTCCTCAGTTCTGATGCGCTTCAAACTGCCGACATAGGTTATTATGCTGATTTCGTGTTTTTTTCCACTTCTACTGCCCATATCATCCCCTCAACTTTCTCGTAAGCTGCTGTCCAAATGATTCTCGATACGTAATTTTTGCATCTGTGTCCACATCAATAGGGCGCCCAACAACTAAAATTTCTGCAGGATGGAGTCGGGAACACATTTCTTTGAAGCCCTGTCGATAACACTCCTTGCCTTGATCGGTAAAACAGCCGTTTGTACTGATTGCCAGCGTACTCTCTTCTGGCAGCCCTTCAAAGCAAAAATCAAACGTCTCTGCATTTCCCCAACCTACAGTTGGAATGACGTTACAGCCGTTCATAAATAGCCACCATGCAAGGGCGCGGCTTCTGTACACTTGATGCAGCTGCATGACCTTTGGCATAGAGTCATAGAATGAGAAGTCAGGAGCACAGACATATTTGAAATTTTCAAGCATCGGAAGATACTTTTGCGGTTGATTCCATAATGGCTCGAACCGTGCATCATCAATAAAAAAGTGGCAAAGCGCCTTCTTCGGATTTTTTTCTTTCACCGCCTCACAAAATGATACTGCATTAAGCCCACTCAGAGCAGCATGTACTGGGAGCAGTTTTGGAAATCCCAGTGGAGTAAGTTCGGATTGATAAAGATATCGCTCACGGAGAACGTCTTTTTGCGTGTGAATCTTTGTGTACATCTGCCTCCCTTTCTGGCACATTGCCTAAAGTCGTGCGTGTACTGTGATCTTTATTTTATGCACAGTACCTAATTGCATTACTTCCTAAAAGCTGATATATAAGTTCATCTGCAACAGTTACTATACTCCTGCCAAAAAGGCTTATAAAGTCTGCGACAATTTCCTCTGTTTCAATCGGGATAGAGTACCCGTATTCCATTGCGTGAACATGTGTTAATTCGTGGCACAGCACTTTATCAATCATCTGGTTTGACAGATCATTACACATAAAGACGGTCTTTAAATTGTTGTCGGTTACACCGAGAGTATATGTTCCGTCACTGCGCTGCAACTGCGGATCGCCAGGATTGACAAAGCAAACTTGCCAAGTGCTGTTATTTACTGTAAAAAACATTTGATACCCCCATTATAGTACATTTATAGCAAATGCGCAATTGAAATAAAACCGGGAGCATCTGCCCCCGGTTGTACCATTGATTATATACGCTGTACCCAGTTTGTCATCTTGGTTTTCATCATTGTTTTTTCGGAAGCTGAAAGCCCTGGCATGATCTCTTTAAGATCTTCGTCAATGACGGCCAGCAAGGACTCAAGCCCTCGCATGTTTGCGTCATTGTCTTCTTTGGTGTTAGCTTTGTGCATGTCCTTAGTCTCACTGTATGACCTTCTAGCACGGTCATATCGGCTTTCTGACTTCATTCCCATATCTTCTACACTTCTACCATCTGACGGCATTTGGGAGCCTCTACGTGGGTCAGAGTAGTACATGCGCCCAAAGCGGAGTCTATCGAGATCACGCATACGCTCTTCTTCTGGCATATCAGCCCATTCATAATACATTTCTGGTGTCATGTGCCAATAAGGTGGTTCGTCATAACCTCGTCTGCCTGTGGTTCTTGTCCCTCTACCCTTTGGGGCAAATCTGCCGTTAGCGTATCTGTAGCGGTCGTAATAGCGGCGTGACGGGTAATCACCGTATTGCTCAACCATTTCCATAATTTCGTCATCGTTTTCCAGTCTATCCATTGCCTCAACGATGCGATAATCTTTATCAAAGCAAGCAATGTTCTTAACGATTTCGGTCCAATCTTTTAAATCATCAAGATTCTGACCTTCGAAATTATCAATTCCGATAGCTTTAGCTTTTTCTTTGACACATTCCAAGATTTCTTTAGCCCATTTATGCATAGTCTACCTCCAATCAAGCAACTCTATTCACTATAAGGTTTGCGTTAGCAACTTCAATAGCAACGCCACTTGTATTCTCAACTGCAATATTTACGCAGCAGCCACGTGGAACACTGATAAAAATGCCTGAGGACACATTGCTGAATTGAGATACTGCAGCTGGTGTTGAAATCATTTTGGAAGCAAGCACTGGCTCACCACTGATAGCAATTGCTAATGATATAGGAGCCACAGTTCCCCCGGCTGGAAGAGCTATATTTGCAGAGAAGCCTACAAAAAACCGTGCCTGACACTGATTTGTAAGACCTCTAAGAGTAATGATTCCACTGCCTTCACGGTGCTGTATGCAGTTTGAACCCTTAACAGATGTGTTTGTAAAAGTTACATTTTCACTTGCCGCAACTTCCTGTGTTGCGACTGCAACATATTCTGCCATTTTGATACCTCCTTAAAATAAGGGACAGGCTCTATTTTGAGTCTGCCCCTTTTACTGATAGTAATACTGCGTTAGTTAGCAGACATAACCATTTTGGTTAAGATACCGATATTTAATTTTGTCAGCAGCTGCAACCACTATTGCATCCGCATCCGTAAGCATAGCCATAGAGATTAGATGCCGGGAAAGACGGTACTGGAGTAGGTCTTACAGCGTCAATAATCTGATTGGTCTGCGCAGCCATTGCTGTGGTGAGCAGTGCACTCTGGCGATCCTGTGAAGCAGCTCTGCGAAGATCATTGTTCTCAGCCTGCAAGGTAGCAATCTTGTCCTGGCAAAGGTAGTCAAGGATGCTTCTCACACCTGCATTCTGGTTGTCAATAATATCTCTGGTGTTGTTGTTCATAGTGTTCTGCAATGCGCAAGTGTTGGTTGCCATATTGTAATTTACACCCTGAATAGCTTCGCGTGTCTCGCAGCAGCAGTTAGCTAACTGTGCCTGCAGAGCATTTGTATTTTGCATATTAGCTACGGTATCAGCGTTGATAGCCTGCTGAATGCCATATCCAGTCTGCATGATGTTTGTGTTGATTCCGTTGAATCCAGTTAACATGCTATTGTTGACTGCGTAGAATCCGTCACAAAGACCATTGTTGATTCCGTCTAACTTTCCAACAATCGCTTGGTGATCAAAACCACGCTGAATTGCGCTGTCTGTGTAGGCTGCCGCGGTAGAACCCATGCCGCCACCGTTGTTGCCCCAGCCACCGAAGCCATTACCCCAGCCGAAAATGGCAAAAATCAGAATGATCCAGATCCATCCCCAACCGTCGTTGCCCCAGCCGCCGCTGTTGTTACCGTTACCATCAATGCTAGCCACTAATGGTACACTACAGTTTCCTGAGTTAAACATACTATTTACCTCCGTAATATTTTTTATATACATAATCTTGCGCAAGAATTAGTATCATGTTTTTATTGCATTCCAAATTGATTTTTTATTTGGCGAACTGCATCATCAACATTTATCCCTTTTTCTTTGCAAAGGTTGCGAGCTAATTGTTCTACACCCTTTGTATCACCTTTATTTGCCATATCCATAGCATTTTTTAAAATAGGATTACTCATAGCTTGGCTGTTTCCAGCCATCTGCTGCAAAAACTGCTGTGGATTCTTCATGGCTTGAAATAGCTGAAATGGATTATTCATTCTCATTTGCCTCCTTCTTTAAGCCTCCGGGCCTTTTAGGTGCTATCTTAGGCATCAATTCATCAAACTTCTTTTCGAGGCTATCAAATCTTGCCATAAATGCCTCTGTAGCCTCGTCAGATAGCCCCATTTTCATTTTGGACATGTCGGCTGAACTATTTGCCGCATTTGGCTGTGAAGCTGTGTACGGCTTATATACAATCGTTCTAATGGTTCCATCTGCATTCCACGATTTTGTATAGATCTCTGACATGTCTTGCTTTGGGAATACGGCAACTGAGCCGTCCATAGGTACATCGTTCGCAGTAATTTGTTCGACAGCTTGCACGACCTTTCCGTTCAATCCAGCTTGCTGCTGTGGCTGAATGCTTTGCTGTTGATTAAAAAGCGGTTGGTTTTGCTGCAGATCATAACGCGGCTGCTGATATTGATACGGGTAATAACTATTATATTGGCCATACATTGTCTGTTGGTTGTACGGTTGATACATCTGATTTGGTATCGGCATCGTCGATTATCACTCCTTCCTCGTCAAGAACCTCTCCAATAGCCTGAATCATTGCTGATTGATACTGCATTGGAATCATACATACATCTGGTCTTTCAAATATTTTAGTTAAAAATGATTCAGGAAACATCATTCACACCTTCCTTCCTCTTATTCTGACTGTATTGTGCCATAAAAATAAGATGTAAAAACGACAGAGATACGACATATTAACGACAAAAAGAGCTGCCAGATAAACTGACAACTCTTTTAAAGAATATTTTACTGTAAATAAATGTCAAATATTGTTAAATAAAGTTAAATAATGTAAAAAATGTAAAATACACTATTACAACATCTGCAATTCCTCTCCGGTGTCCTTTGATGTGAGTTTGATAGAAACGTCATATCCTAATGCTTCGGATATCTGACGTATATCACTTTCTCTAAAATTATTTAATCTAAGCTTTTTGGACACATTGGACTGAGAGCATCCTAATAGTTTTGCAAGCTGAGTGCCGTCCATCTCTTTCTTAAACATTATTGTTTTTATGATGGTTGAAAACGTGTTTTTATTTTCTGAATCCACTTAATCACCTTCTTCCTTTGATTTAAGCTCTGCCTTGTAAGAAATCAAATGTTCTTTTACAGCCTCAAGGTCATTAGATTCCTCTGGTATCAATCGGTTGAGATAATACAAAAAAGAATTATAAGCCTTTGCTGTGCAATAATACTTTTCCTTGCCATTCACCGTAACTATTCGACCTCTAAATGATGTTGGGGATGCATTATCAATTAAAGATTTAGAAAAGTCCAGTGCAGACTGCTTGACCATTCTTAGAAAATATTCAAATGCGGTGGCGCTTGATGAAAGAAATCTGGACCAAATCAAATCTAGGTTACTAGAAAACTCATATTTTTTAAGTTCAGTCGGATTCTGCTTGCCACTAGCCATCTGAATATTGTAGGATAATACACCAATTTCATTTGTGATATAACGGCACAGTTCAATGCCAACAGATATGTAATCTGCAAAGTTAGGATCGAGATTTGCTGTAAATCTTTTTGAACATTCATCAACAAACCTCATTAACTTGGAATCATACACCATTCCACAGGTCTGAAAGCCTGCATTGCCAATTCCAATTAAGCGCAACCATGTAGCAGTATCTTGATTGCTGCAAAGTATCTTGTCGAGTAGTTGCCACAAAGGAACATCGTTAAATAAGCGAAGTGGTTTAGCACTGTTATTATTTAAAATGTAAAGTGCCATGGTTTCAGCTGTAACACGTTCTTTATCAAAAAATTCCCCACCCAATGCGTTAAATCCGGTTATAACTCCATTTTCACGCTTGAGAAATATCCTGCGCGATTGGTGCGTGAATAATTCCGCTGGGTTAGAAGGTGGATCAATCTTTTTGCGCTCATCGGATCGCGGCAAGCATTCCCATATCGGGCAAGGCTTAGGCCACAATTCCCCATTACCATTCTGTAAAGGAACTAGGTTCATCATAAGTGTTTCAAAAAGATTTCGCCCGATTGCGTAAACAATAGTATTTTGCCCCAACCATCCAATACTGATTGACGGCAAACCTGCCCTACTTGGCTTTACAGAAACATCGTCATACCCATTGATAAAAAGAAGCCATCTAGCCGCTTCTGCATATGTTAGTTGCATTTTTGCTTCTCCACTTCTTGTTGCAAAAATTCGTACCTTGTTGTTGCTTTCAGAAATTTCTCCGTTTAACTTTGCAGCACCAAAAGCAGTTCCTTTTTTAGCTTCGTTTGCCTGATAGAATGGAGCATCAGGATGAAAAAGCCAGAAACGTTCTCTGTATTCCTCTAAATATTTTAAAAACGCTTCTGGGAAATGACCGAGATTCCAATAGCTTTTCCAACGGCTGATTGCTTCATCCCTGTTTGAAAGTGGAATTTCATCACCGTTTGAGTCGAATCTTGCAAATCCGGAATGAGCAATTGCAAGAAGCAGCCGTATCATTGCGACATTTTGAGTATCTGTTTCACCTGCCAAATCCATGTATTCATGGCTGTGAGTGAAAACATCCGTGAGTGAAACTTCTTTAATGGTATAATCTGGAAGCAATATACGCACCCAATTTTCATCAAGCAAATTAAATTCTTTCTTCATATATATCCTTCTTTCTACAGTTCTTTACTTTATTTAACAGTTCTTTACATTAAAATAATGTCAAATAAGGTTAAATACTGTTATTTACTAATATATATATTTCTTGCAATGCATAATCTATATTCATACGGCTCAAATATCCAATTTTTGCATTCCAATCTTGAGCCTGTGCAATCATGGCGTAATACAGTTTGTGGCTCAGGTGAGCAGTTACAAAGAACACAAAGTCAGATTTTTTTAATGCAGAGTTGCGCACAGTGCTGACATCTCCTGCGCTGATATATTGCCAATCTGGAAGATGAGTTTTGAGCTTCTTTGTCAAGCTTGGATGTCCTCCAACAATTGTGCCACTAATGTTTTTTAGTTGTTGAATTTGCTCTTTAGATAGCTCATTTGCAATTTCGGTTTCTGAATCGGATTCCAACGAAAATATATGCTCTCGTAAAGCATAAAGCTCCCTGCGTTCACCCTCTACCTTTTGCAGCTCGGATTTTAGTGCATCATTCTTCTGCTTGAGTAGATTTATCTGATCAGATAAGCGCTGAACCTGCTCAGTACAAGCTTTTTGTTCAGACATCCTACGTTCCTGAGATTCAGATAATGCAGATTTGGCTTGAAGCAATTCATTTTTAATACTCTCTACTTCGACATATACATCCTCGCGATTGTGCTGGAAGTAGTATTCTTTTGACTGCTTGTATGCCTTACACATAGCCAATATATAGCTCGTATATTTCGCGTAAGTCAGGAAATCCTCGCGTATTCCTCCTCTTTTTCCGTGCGTATAAGCAATTGCTATTGCTTCCAGATCTTCGCGTGTGAACTGCAATTCAGAAAAAATGGAAACACTTGAAAGTGATTCAATATCAAACACTGTAGTGTATCCAAATTCGTCATTTTTTGACGCTAACTGAATCCGCTTAAATAAATCTTTTGGAAGCTGACTGATGTATGATTTTGCTCTTTCTTGGAAAGCACAGTCATATTTATTTAATCCTTTTTGTATTCTACGTTCTGGATTATATCCGCAGTTTGCTATAAAGTAAAGCAATTCATCACATTCTTTACGCTCTATTAACTCTTGTGGCCACATATCTGAAAAGTAATAGCCTGCAAATAAATTGCCATTAAAATTATCGTCTGAAACATGATCAGACTTTGCAAGCTTTACATAAATGATTTCTCCGATTACACTATCAAAATGAAGCGGTTCATCTTTTGGAAGCCTTTTGAAAATGTTGTATAGCTTTCTATATCCCTTTTTAAAGAGAATATCCAAAGAAATCTGTGCTTGTTCATCTTCTGTGTAACTATATTCGACGATTCCGAGTGCTTTTTTATAAGCTTCTTCTGTTTGCAGAGACAGTTCGTCCGAAAACAAAGCGTTGTAATATTCACTCTGTTTTGCAGCGTTATGATAAGTCACAGCATTCTTGCTGTATTCCTTTTCTAAATCCGACCGTATATGACGTGCAAATGCTATAGCGCAAGCGTAAAACGGTATCAAGTTTACTTGTTCCATAAAATACCCTTCTTCCTTTAATAGTTCTTTACCTTATTAAACCTTTTTTTAATGTCAAATAATGTAAAGAATTATAGATCATGTGTCCGCATGTATTCCTCAATGGCAAAGCAAGCAAATCCTGCCAAGGTACGGCCAGATTTCCGGGCAGCTTCTGAAAAGGCTGCCTTTTGTGATTCTGTACACGATACGCTAAATTGAATCTTGCGCTCAGCTGCAGAGACTTCTCTGCGACCTACATACCCACCATTAGGACCGACCTTCGGAGTCGGATTATATCCGGGTGTATACGTTCTGTTTGGATCAACTGGAACAGAGACGAATACGGATTTTTTTTCTGGCTGGATATCTGGAATCTCAGCTTCGCTAGTGTCTGTAAAATCAATGCCGGCTGTCACATCAAAAGAAGTAGTAGTGGCGTTATCTTTCTTTCTCATCTAATCACTCCTTAATTAGTTCTTTTGCAAACTGCGCATAGTCAATGGCAGCGTTACAATTTGGTTCAAAACGCATGAGTGTTGTTCTAGTTGCCTGTGCCTTTTGTACAGCAATGCTTTCACGAATAGTTGTGCAGAAAACCTTTGTATTGAGCTGCTTGGCGATTTCTTCCAAGGAAGCCTTAACTTCCTGGGCGAGGAGCTGACGACTCTTATATTTTACTAGCAAGAGTCCTGCAACCTCTAGGTTGGGATTATTTCTTTTCTTCACGCCTGTGATGGTTCTATTCAGTTCCGAAAGGCCCTGAATAGCGTAGCGGTCTGCAGTGACAGGAATGATGACCTTATCAGAAGCAATAAGGCAATTCTTCAATAATTTATTATCAGCCGGAGCTGTATCAATAATAACATAGTCATAACCAGTTAATTCAGAAAGAGCATCCTTCAATCTAAAATACTCATTCCCGTCACTTGGAAATCTTTGATCTGCTGTTTTTAGCTCTGGATCGGATGCAACTATATCACCGATTTCTGTTTTTTGAATGGCTTCCGCAATTGGAAGCGGATCTTCAATGTCTAAAATAACATCATAGAGAGTTGCCGTATCTTTGGACACTGCTCTATAAGTGTCCGTGCTGTTGCCCTGCGGATCAGCGTCAACCAGTAAGACCTTCTTGCCTTGTGACATTAAAATTGATGCAAGTGTAGTGGCTGTTGTGGTCTTTGCAATGCCACCTTTTTGATTTGCAATGCATATTACTTTCATAGTGAAACCTCCTTTGTGATTACATTATTTTACAATTCTTAACCTAATTTGACATTTCTTTACAGTAAAATAATGTTTTTTCCTTTCTCAGTTATAGAATACCTTGTTAGAACTAAAAAGTCAATAGTTAGAACTAAAAAGTTATAAGAAATATCTTTAAGGTTATACGTGAACATTTCTTTACATTAAAATAATGTCAAAAAATGTTGTAAAAATCCCCTAGCATTATAAATACCAGGGGACTATTTATAGTTGGTTGATTTTTGATTTTATGTCAGCAATCCTGCGGTCAACCGTCCTAGTTGACACAGATAACCGGGTTGCTATTTCATTGATAGATTTGCCTTTAGACAACATATCAAATGTTATCTCTTCGTCCTCCGTGAAATTACTTCTAAGTTTGTAATCATCAAGCTTAGATTGGGTAAGTCTGTGTAATTTCACGGATTATATCACGACTCCTTAATTGTTAGTTCCTTGGAATCAGTTCTTTTGAGAATGATAAGCTGCCTATCCATATCTGGTATCTTCCAATTGTCAACAGATTCAGAATCATCTACAATGATAGGAAGAGTAGTAGCATATTTCTTCTGAAAAGCCTTGCAGACATCTGTCTCAATTAAGATTTTTGCTCCATGATTAAGGTTTCTGGCGTATGGCTCACCATTTACACAGAAGTCACACGTTTCTTCCAAATCACCATTAACAAGCTGCCTGAAAAATCTTACTTGGCAATACTCCAAATATTCGTTTACTTTACTTTCCAGGAGTTCATGCTTGCGGATATTGAAGCGTTTCAACAAGTCGAGTTGTGCCTGTGTATCTGCAATTAACTGCTCGTTCTTTCGGCGCTCGATGTTAAGCTCTGCAACCCTTGCGTCAATCTTGGTATTGATTTCGGTTTTTGCAAGCTCTGCTTTTAGGCTAGATAACTGATGCTGAAGGTTATTTTCTTCCGCCTTGAGCTGCGCAAACGTTGCATTTGCAGTATTTGTTTCTAGCTGACTTTCAAGTTTTACTATTTCTGCCAATCTGTTTTTTGCTGTCTCATCTGGCTCTGCTGGAGGTGCAGTGGATATAGCTTTTTTCTGCGCAATTAAGCATTCAACAGTTCTGGATTTTTCACCTGATTCTTCTCGAATGGAAGAAAGTTCTTCATCTGCAGCATTGAACTTTTTACGCAAAGCATCAATAGCTTCTTTACATTTCATTCCATCGTCTGTGATTTCCTGCAACTTTTCTTTCTTTGATTCTTCAAAATGCTTTCGCATTTCATCCTGCTGATCAGATGGGTATTCACGCTTACAATACGGACAAATCAGCGAATTTTCATCAAACGGCATATCTTTATTGCTTTTCCAGTCGCTTGAAAGCTTCAACCGCTTGGCTTCAAGATTTCGAATTTCGGAGTCGATCTGGTGCAATTCATGCTCTTTGGCATTAGAATTGCTATCTGATAGGAAAAGTTCTTCCCTTGCAGCTATAATCTGAGCGTCTAAATCGGCAATTCTTTTCCTGTTTTCGGCATTAGCGTCATCAGTCGCCTTTAATTGTTCCTGCTTCAGCTCATAAATTCGTGCCTGAATTGCACGCTGCTCATCAAATGCCTTCTGCACATCGGCTTGTTTACTCTGGTTGTCTTTGATCTTGCTTTCAATGTCTGCAATCTGGCTGTTTATCAAGGCTTCATCAATGGCAATTTTCTGTTTCTCCACCTCATCAATACGACTCGGAAATTCTTTACGAATATCAAGCAGTCCTTTAGTGCCATTCCTTCCGCGTCTGCCGTTCAACATGGTGTTGAATTTTGATTTTAATTCATCAACGCTGCCATCATCCAGCAGTGGAAGAAGAGGGGAGAACTCCGGAAAACGTTCGCAAACCTCTGCATTAGAACACGTTCCAAAGGTGGACTCCAGGATTGATCTGCAGTCAGCAGCACTCTTTGACAAGAGTGTTTTAGCGTTGATCAAGTTCGAAAGTGCGCTCACAGGAACCAATTCCTCTGCGATAAAATCTTCATAGTCACACTTCTTTTTCGGAATATCATTGATATAATAATCAATAACATTGCCTGTGAAGTCGCCCTTTTTATTGTAGTTCTGACGAGAAACCTTTTTAAATGTCTTGTTGGAACCATTAAGCTCTACGGTCATTTCGGCTGTAACCTCAACATCATTGATCTCGTTGCCTGATTTATCGTGTGGCCTGATTCCAGTGATTTCTTCACCATTTTCGCCCCTGCAATTCAGTACCCAAAAAATGGCCCTCTTAACTGTGCTTTTTCCAGATTCGTTACATCCAGATACCTCTGTCTTATCGTATAGATCTGTGTCTACAGCTTTTCCATTGTAAAAACTGCAAAAATTATCTAACTTTAAATGCTTAATTCTCATCATTTTCCCTCTTTCCTTCATCATTGGTTTCATTTGCACTTGATGCAGCACACAAAGCAACTGCAAGCACGCCAGTAATTCCACCAAACAATAGTCCTGCTATTAAACCAATTAAAAAATCCATATCATTCATCCTTTCCGCTTACAGAATCTATCTCAAACGAGAATCCGGTTCTATCTTCAAGCTCTTTCATAAAACGTTCAATGTCTCCGTCGTATTCCTTTGAGAATTTGTCAACATAGTCCATTGTCTTCTGGATTCGCTTTGCAATTGCCTCAGCCTTCCAATTAGGACAAGTATCTGCCAAAGCAAGTCCAAATGATGTTAATATGATGCTGTATATGTTGTCCACAGCATCTTTATTTGCCTTTTGGTAATATTTGTCGTAAAGCTTGCGATCAACGTCTCGTGCAATATTTTCTTTTAACAAAGCAATTCTTATGCTTTCTTCCGTGCCTGTAATCCGCTGCTCTACGGCTTTGTTTCCTTTTTTTGCTTCTCTTTCAGCCCGTCTCCTTTGTGCTCGTGTCATAAAGCCTCCTTCTAGGTAGTAGACTATTTTAATGTATTAAAGCTTATTATAATTTAAAATGGTCTATAAAACTGTGCTTTGCTTATATATTTAGTTCTGGCAAATACTCTGGTTGCTCGGATGCAATTGAAACCTTTCCCTGCAACTTCTGACATTCTTTTTGCTTCGCAATCTCTGCGGAGTATGATCTTAAAAAATTACTGTGAATAACTGTCTCAAACTGAGTTGCTTGTCCCTTCGCCCATTCTTCCAGATTCCTTGCGTTTCCAACTGTTGACTGGATAATTGGTGGAAGTTTGGCAAACTCGTCATCAGCATGATATGTGCTGTTTCTGACAGCTATCCGAACCAAAGACCATGCTTCCAACGGCGTAGGCGTGTCTGCTTGACTCAAAGCGACTAACTTTTCGTTAATTTGACCGATTGACGGTGGAAAGCCTGTGTTTTCTGAAAGTATGTATGCTTTGAGTGCTGCACTAACCTGCTCGTAAGTATAGCCAGATAGCATATTTGCCCATGTAGTGGCAGTAAGCTCTATATCTGCAATTTTGTAGTTTGGATATGATACAGTCATTACCGCCATTAACTTTTTAGCCTCGTTTTTAGTCATCCGTAATACTTCCTAAAATTGCATCAAGTTGTGAACGCTGTGAATTTTGCTTGCCCTTAAAGCTATAGCCAGCATCATGCAGTGGGAAAAGTCCTACCCAGCAGTTATCAACAGACTGGTTTAAAATCTTGATCATAAGCTCAATGTCTCCGCCAGATAGATTCTCCAACTTGACTATTGCTCTTTTCAAAGCATTTGCGGTTAGGGGCTTTTTAATCTTTGCTCTCATGGAAACAAAATCGTTAAATGCCTCATTCAGGCATTCATCATCAAAGTATTTTTTTGAAGATACGTTCTTGTTTTTTACGTCCATTAGCTCATTTAAATCATCATACAAAGAGATGATTAGCGTAACTGCATCACCCTCACCATTAGACGTTAGCAAGCCCACAATGTTTTTTACTCTAGGCTCATAGCCCTTACTTTTGATTTGAGTTATCAACTCTTTTCTTGTCATTTTTACCACCTTCCTTTCTTTCTCTGCCGTTTATTCATGGCTCTCCTCTGGCAAATCAACCAAGCTGTTGGCTTCCTGACCTTTTATGTAAAACATTCCCTCATCTCCTGTATCTAACCGTCAAATCGCGCTAGAAAGTCTATGAGCGCCCACACTTCTAAGCAGCTTGACAGCTTTTTCAAAATCTGTACACCCTTTGCTGCAAGCTCATCAAGCTTATCAAGCTCGGTTTTCAGCTTGTTTTCTGTCTCTTTGCTCATTTCCCCTCCATACACTAGAATTATTTAAAATGGTTCTTGTTTTTTTATCGTTTACAATCTCTCGTTTTAGAGTCTCAATATACTTCAACTGGTTTTTATTGCGCTCATTGACAGCCTCATAGTTGCTTTCTAAGATTCTGATAAGGTGAATTAGTTCTTCTTTTCTCATACCTTTTAGAGTACTGTCTGACAGCGGCTTATGAGCGACTGTAAAGCCACCGCATTCTGAAATATTCAGCATAATTTTTTATATCCTCCTCCCTGTCATGCCGTTAGGTCAGCAATTTTTTTAAAAGTCCCAGTGTTTTCTTTAACTGGTCATGGTAATTTACAATCATGCTTTTTGCATGATTAAAGCCTCACTTTTTCTCTCTTTTCGTAGAATCAAAAGGTTGAGATTTTGTTCTTACCATCCAGATAGCGTCAAACATTAAATCAAGGATTTCTTCAACACGTTCTTTGCTGCACTTTGATTCGCTTGATAGTGTTGTAAACCCCAACTGGTTCACTAGGTACACGTTGCGCACACCGGATTTCACTTGTCTTTTTACAAGCTTCTTTTCATGGTCTGGAACTTTCTTCATCTTGTATGCTGTATGATCAGCTTTCCCTTCGAGCAACCTAACGAGATCAGTTGCAAAAAACCAAGGCTCTCCATTGATTGCCTCCAATCTGAGCGAATCGGTACCGCACGAGTAGGTGATATAATTGTTGTACTTCATTTCGTTTCCTTTCTATTCTGTGCTTAGCTGATAGTTACTAGGTCTGCGCAAACCCAATTTCCCTCTGCAGGGGTCGAACCTGCAAGCCGTTAGGCTACCGTGATGGGTAGCGTTTTATCTTACTTTGCAACTCGAAGTTGCAATCAATCTTAGGGCTTCGATGAGGTGCTTCTGTGTATCGAAATAAGCCGAACAAATTGTAATGTCGCAGTGGTGAAGCCCGTCCCTATAAAAGTAAAAAGTTGTCATTTTTTCGTCATAAATAATTGCAACCTTGATTGTTAAATCTCTGAATTTCGAATGAATTTCATAAGCGTCATAAGGGGGAAGACCTTTTTCTATTACTGTAGTTATTCCTGCCTTTGAAAAAGATTTTTGAATCTTCCTAATAAATTTTTCAAGGTTTTTAATCTTCATATCACCTTTTCCTTTTCTTATTCATTATTTTGAGTCTCAAATGCCAGATAGCACATTATTCCGCAATCCTGCATTATTTCATCACTCATTCTTCCTCTGTTCGGGTCCAATTCATCTAAGAATACGCCGTTGATGCAACTGTGTCCAATGTCTCGTTCAAGCTTCGCACGCGCTGCAAACACCTCTGGGAAGTCTTTTCTGATCTTGTTCCAATAGCCCATGCCGCCTTTTACGCAGCCAATACAGTTATTGTTATTGTAGCCCATATCGTACATTACAGGGCGCTTTATACCCAAGCGATCAGCAAAAGCATGGCAATCTTGCTTGGACATTTTCTCCCTAATAAGCGGAAATTTATGCTTAAATTCAGGAAAATTTTGTACCATTTGCCTAGCTCTATGTTTCTCGTTCGAGTCCATTCCCCATACATACGTTAATTGGTATTGTAAGTGCTCATTTTCCCACTTTTTACGAACTGCTTTCTTTAACATTCCTGTACAAGGTGCTCCTTGCTTAGAATTTATAAACCTGAATTTTCTGACCACATCTTCCACACAGTTAAACTCGGAAGATTTTAAAATTGTTACTTTCTTTCCAATTATTTTTTCTACATCGTGTATAAATCTCAGACTGTCTGGATGCTGATCAGCGATATCTATATATATCCATTCGTCAACATCCTTTTCCAAATATCCAGCAACAAAACTAGAGATTCCTGCTGATAACCAGCACACTTTGTATTTTTGCATAACACCACGCTACAAATGCATGTATCGTGGATCATAATTCGTTTGCTATCAATTGCGTGTGCAGCGTTTCCACTGCACACCTTTTCAGCCACGGTGTTTAAATTTTCTGATACGCCACCACAGATCACTGCGCATCAACCCGGTTTACCGGGCATTCGTTATTCCTTTCTTCTTGTACTTGTTATTAGGGTATCTGTTGACTCAACAAATACCGCGTCACCTGAAACAACAACTTTGTTTTTACAATAAGGGCACATTACACATTTGTTGTAGTAATTTCTGTGTCCACAGGAGAGTATTTTGTTAAAAAACACATCATCTTCCTCATAGCTCAAATTTCTATCACATTCAGGGCAAGTTATTACGTTTTCTACTTCAATAATTCTGACCATCTGTCTCCTTCCGCAAGTGCCCTTCTCTGGCGGTAAACCTTTGATTCTATTATTCTTTCAATAAAATCTCTGTCGCCAAAAATCATAATGATTTGAGTTAACATTATAATAACATCAGCAGTTCTCTCAAGAATATCTGTTCTCGCTTTTACCAGGTCTGTGTCAGGCGTTGGATTTACATTTCCACCCTCCAGCTGAATTGTCTTGCGGCGATGTTTAAGCAGCGCTTTTATCAGCTCGCTCATTTCTTCGATCGCCTGGTCGATTTGTTTATCCGCTCCGTAAGTATCAATACATTCCTGTAGTACTTCTGGATGCTCCGTTGTTGGCAATCCTGTTGTTTCATATATTTCCAAGTGCTCTCGATTTTCCGCCATTCCAATAAGTGCTATATAAAAAGTGGCAATAAAACTATCAATATCTTCCTCAGGCTTAAATTGCAAATCGTCATACATTTTGTCACTAAATGCTTCATCATTCATCGCTGATGCCTCGGAATCGCCGTATGCTTTATTAAGATTCCGTACAAGCTCCATAAGTGGAATTTCGCGTTTAAAATCTCTATACCACACATCACCATCTTTTACAAATGCACAATGGTGCATCAATGCTAAGATGTCTATCGGATTTTTAACAATTGTGTTAATCATATTTTTATACCTCTCTAGCCTTAATTAGCTTTCCTGCCAAGTCGTAATCGTATCCAGAATTTTCTTCTTTTCTGTTCATATAGTCGCAGAACTCCTGGCATTCTTCTTTTGTTGTGAAGAATGTATGCCACAAGTTTTCTTCTAATTCTTTGAAATCTTTGTTGTGATCCACTATTGTATCTGCACTATGACCATCTGTGTCGAAATACCCATCTGTGATTGCTTTGTACCAGCCTATAATCTTTCCGCTAGTGTCGCTAAGCATATATAGCAGATTTTCTTTCGGCTGATATGTTTTCTTACGTTCTCCGCATTTGCAATCATCGTCTACCACGTTTCCAGATGGTAATGTCACTTTGATTTTTCTGTACTTATCGCACTTGTCGCATTTCTTTTTGTACTGGTAACTCCAATTTGCTGACCACATAACAGTCTTAAATTGTTTCATTAACTCTTTCAGCCTAGCTCGTTCAGCTTTGGCTCCGGCCTTTTCCATTGCGCTTTTGTACTTTGCTTTCTTTCTCTCATAATCTTCCTTTATGGATTCAAAATTCTCCTTGATGCCCTGCAATTTTTTATTTTCCTCGCGCAGCTTTTCAAGTTCGTCCTTAACTTCCTTTTTTACAGATTCTCGAAGCTCGTTTTTAAGTTCTTCGATTTTCTCGTCAAACTCGCTCGGCTCGAAATAGTCTTCATCATCCATGTAATACATATTATTTGGCCTCCTCCCAATCAATCTTCTGTCCACAGTCTGAGCAATATGGTGATTTCTTTGCAATACTTATGCCGCTCCATACTGTCTTTCCGCAGCACGGGCATTCCCACAACTCGCAGTGGCTTTCTATCCATGCGTGCGGTTGATCACCTCTATTTTCATGGATGATAGACTTGTGAGTTGCTTTAACTGGTGGCTGCGGAAGATGCTTCTTTAAGCATTCTACTGCTGTTTCGTAAGCAGTTTTTTCCCTTCCAACTCTCAAACTTGTCTGCATATCACAGTTACAAACTAGGTGCTTCATGCATTCCAATTCATGGTTAAAATAATCAATAGACTCCTTAATGTGTTCATTGTTCATCTTTTAAATATTTTCTCCTTTCTTCTTGGTCTGGGATATCAGCAAAACGATATGTAGAAAAAGTATTTGCATCCATTGCTGTCCAACTGCTTCTACCCAAACTAAAAACAGTTACAAGATTGCCTTGTGCTGCGGCAAAGTGAGCTTTGATCCAGTGATCATTCATAGAATCTCTTACTAAAATTTTAGTATCTACAGGAACCTTGTTCCAATCAATCTTTCCTGGCTCGCAAGGACTTTCAGCCCAATGCGTAAAAGCTTCGTCACAAGAATATTTTGTATGAGCGAATTTGCAATGCCTGCATTCTTTGTGGCACTCGACTATTTGCTCATTTATCAGAGCCGGATGTATTCCTGTTTTGAATAGAATTTGCATTATTTCTTCTGAATACTTTTCTCTATTTGTCATGCTATCTCCTTATGCGAATTTAAGCTGCTTTGCAATTGCTTCTATTACATTTACCGTGACACCGTTTCCTGCCTGCTTATATAACTGACTGTCAGAATTGACAAATGCTGCCTTTTCGAAATATTCATCTGTCCATCCTTGCAATCTAAAGCATTCTTTCGGTGTCAATTTTCTAATTGCTATGTAGCACTGATATTTTTCATACCAGACAGCATATATGGTTAATTCATCAGAAATTTTCATAAACATGCCTGGTCTGGTTAAGACATATTCCCTGCTTACTGGAATATTTTGAAGTTTTAAGGCAACGCCACTATCGTGTGTAGATGCTTTTAGACACCTAAAGCAGCCTTCATATACTCCACGATAGAACTCTGGTGAAACTCCAGTATAAACTCCACCAATAGGACTTATACTCGTGGCAACTCCATGCCTGTCTTGCGAAGTTAAAGTAAACATTGGTTCGCCATTCTCTTTAAAGCGTCTTCCGTTCTGACGTTTCTCTGCCCTGTCTGGTGTTAATACTGGAATTGCTATTTTAGGTTCTGTGTTTCCTCCCGGCTTCGTACTGATTGTTGGTGCTAATCCATCGTCACTATAAACTCTATCTCGCTGTGAATTTCTGCCATTAAGACAACCGAAAAGATTTAACGAAACACTATTTTTTCCGTCTGTTCCTTCGATAGGAAATACTTTTGAGATACTTCTCCCTCTAAGATGTCCGATAATGAAACACCTTTCTCTGTTTTGTGGCACTCCGAAATCTTTGGAGTTGAGCACCTGCCATTCTGCATCATACCCCCCCTGCTCCATTTCAATGAGCAGTCTGGCGAAATCCCATCCTCCATTAACACTAAGCAAATTCTTAACGTTCTCAATGAAAAGGTAAGTGGGTCTATTTTCTTCTTCGAGTTGTCCGATAAGGTACATAACTCTGAAAAACAAGCTTGAACGGTTCCCTTGAAATCCAAGCTGTTTTCCTGCAACGGAGATGTCCTGACAGTTGTGGACGATTGCCCCGTTTGCAATGTAAGATTCATCTTCTTCAACGCTAAGGTTATATACTGTTTCGTATTGATCAGATTCTGTTGGCCGATACAATTTTCTGCAAACATATCTTCCACGATAATATCCTTTAACCGATTTGTTAGAGATTCTAAAAGTGTAGGTGTCTCTTTGTTTACATTCCCTTCCTTCAATAGTGCACTTTGAATCTCTTTTAGTATAATAGACAGCTGGCACAGGTTTTCCCAATCGCTGTGCAATAATGCACATACCAAGAATGACTGCTGCACTGGTGGATGTTGCTTCTTCTTTGTCGTTTCTGCCATCTCCTGACATGTATCCGTTATAAAAGTATTCGGCCTTTTCTCGTGGTAAGCACAGTGCTTCTCTTGGTATTCGTTTTCCATATGCATATTCCCCGAATATACCAAGGTATTCGTATAGTTGGTTATCGCACACATGATACTTCCCGCAAGTCCTTTCTTCAGTGTAAGTTCCATGTAGGTTTGCTTCTGACAGTCGGTGTTCAAATTCTTCTCGTTTTTTATCACTGACCGCAAACACAATCCTTCCCCCTCGCGGTCTATCTTGTCTGCGAACTCTCCACCCATCAGCAATATAGCGTCCGATAATCCACCAGATCTCTTTACTGTATTTGTTTGGTTCTTCATCAGGCAACACCATTGTGGAGTAATAGCTATCATTGAGTCCCTTGACTGGTTTGAACTCAATTGGTTCGGATACGCGAGTGACATAATACGGGTGTTCTGCTGTTGTGCCAGTTGGCAAGATGCCAAATCCGTTGACATTCCAGATTCTTGCGTTGTCTCTCTGCATAACTGAGGTAACTGCTTTCCATCTTCCCTTGTGAGTAAGCACTCTATCTCCGACAGATACGTTTTCAATTGGTATATATCCTTTTTCTGTAAGAATATAAGTTCCTCGAACGAAGCAAGGGAATCCGAAGCACCAGCAGTCCGCTTTTGGAATGTCTCCGGCATACACTCTTCTAATGTCATTTGCATACCATTCTCCATTTCTGTATTCCTCCTTCAATATCTCTTTTTGCCGTTGTTTCAGTGGCATTTTGCTCAGGAACTCTCTCTGCTCTTCTGTCAGCAGATGCATTGATGTGTAGCTTGCGGTTGCGAATTTATCAAACTCGCAAAATCCGACACATTCATGTCCTGCCAACTCCATTCCTCTGCGGAATCCTCCGATTCCTGCGAAAAAATCAATAAATTTCATTTTTACCTCATAATGTTATAAAAGAATCAAGACCCACAAAAGTATCAGTGAGATAATCCACAATGTTCCAAATAATGTTCTAGTCCTTTTGGGTCCTATGTAGTACAGAAGTTGGGCTAAAAGCATAACCACACATAAAACACCCTTAATTATTTGCATAATATTCAACTCCTCTCATTCTTTACGTTTTACAAAGGATTCGCATTCTGTATTCAGCAAGCATCCGTAATCACGACCTATGGTATAGCTCGGTATCTCGTATCCATTCTCGCAAACGCGACAATATCCGCCGCATTTATACTTACTATTTACAGCTTTTTCTGCTTTAAACTGATCCAGTTTATCTTTAAGGTCTGCATTTGCATTTTTAAGCTCTGCATTCTCTCTGATCAGGCTATCGTATTTGCTTCGACTCATTATTTTGAACATTCGTGCCACCTCACCCCATAATATTTAAAACTATGATTGCTATGTTGCACAGCAGTATAACGATAAGTGCTAAAATATTCACGATTTCAGCAGTTTTTCCGTACTTTAGCGGAGATTTGTATGCAGCTCTAACCATTATGATTTGAACTGCAAGAAATACAAATTCGATGCATAAGATAATATGCTTAATGCTCATTTATTGCTCCCTTCTGATACCTTATTATCATTTTCTTGTGCATCCTCGAAGAATGATTTGATATCAAACCACTTATCATTGATTATATTTCCAATAATTTTTAATCTTCTATCTCCAGTTACTGCGGTTCGTATATATCTTCCCTCTAAATCACTCAACTTTGTAACTCCGACTGTATCCATTATTCTAGCAATGGATTCCATTCCCGGACCATAGCCACTAAATTCTTTCGCCCCCAGATAACCGTGTCCGAGACTATATCCGCCAAAAACGCATCCCCAACCTGCACCTTCAACAACGACATCAAACGATATGCAACCGTGATTTTCCATTGTCAGCTCCGCACCTTTGATTTGTGCGTTTCGGATATCGTAGCCTTCTTCAATAAGCTTTTTTTCTGTCCAGATCTTCATGTGTTCTCTCCTTCCAGTTTTTGTCCGCACTCAGGGCAGTACGGATATATTTTTGCTGATGCCGTAAATATCTCTGCCCTCTGGCAGTTCGGGCATACCATTTTTTTATTTCCGCAATCATCTACTTTTGACAATAGTTTCATTGGAATTTCTTTCTTATCTTCAATTCTGAAGCATTTTAGCTTTCTACTGACAATGTTTTGATTAAATTTGACTGTCGATTCTTCGTATTTACATACTCCGTACAAAAATGGGATTCCAGCCCATTTTCCGTATTTATCGCACGTTATTATTCCATATGCATTTTCCTTTGGACACCAGACTGGCTGATCGACCATTTGCCGTAGCTCATTTAATGTAAGTGCCTTCACTTCCTCACCTCCTGCATCACATGAATACTTATTTCAAGGAAGTTAGCTGCTATAGCAGCCAACCCCACAGCACCTCTTACAATTAAATCATGTTTTCATCCTAAGCCATTCAGCTTCTTGATTTTGTTGATACAATCATAATATCCAGCAACATAACCATGGCTGAAATCATCTTTACTTTCATCATGGTTGCAGCCCTCTTCTGGCAGCTTGATTGAATCTACCCAATCCATAGAATAAATCAGGCGTTTGACTTTGTTTCGCGCCTCTGGCATGTCTCTTAACTGTTCATTGATCTTTCTCAGTAAAACTTGTTCGTTAATCATTACTTCTCTCCTCAACCGTTGGAATTGTGTACCCCACTTTCACTTTTTCTGGATTAAATACACAAGCAGGGAGAATTCCATCCATTTCATTCACCTCTTCAGAGTACAAGTAACCAGTTTCACTCACGCTACGAGCACTGTTCAAATATGTAGTAGTTGAGGCGCCCCAAGGCGTGCAAGTCCACATCCATTCATGGATCAATGGAACGTGCTTGCGGTACTTTCTGTATTCATCACAGCTCAGGATAAACACTTTATCAGAAATCTTTCCGTAACCGTCATCGCCATTATCAGCTACTAAATCAATCTCATGAGGAATAAGATTGTCCTCGCCCAGTACTGGAAGTAGTTCATCTCGTAGCTTTTTACGCAAACTTGATTCTGCATAGTTGTTGCAATAGTCCTCATCAAAACGATACCTTTCACCGTTCCAACTGGATGCCATAACTGCTAGAACGCCACCGTCTACGTTATTGTCCAACGCAATCCACTTAAATCCTTTAAAGTAAAAATGACTTCCATCTGGAAGTGTTCTAATATCATTTTCTCTCATTTGACATTTCCTTTCCTGGTTTAGAATCAAACAAATTCCCCACTACTTCGCACTTATTTGACTAGTTTCCTCATAGTTCTCAACACTGATAAGCTCCATAAACTTATCTCTCTGGCGCTCTGAAACCTTATTGCCCTGTTTTTCAGGCTTGACAGCAATTGTAAGGTGTTTCTCAGCAATAGATGATAATTCCTTAGCTAGCGATTTCTTACCTTGCTGTATGCCCTCCAAATAGGTTTTGGGCTGCTTTCTGTCTCCTATAGTTCCACTTGAACGGTTTTCACCTTGTCCACCTAGGCTAACATTCCGAAGCTGATAGCCATTTTCCGCATAAAATCTGATGTAATACTTTTCCTGTTCGTCAAGCTGATCGAGAGGAACATTCATATGCTCAACTTTCCATCCATAAGGATTACTTTCCGAGTACAGTTTGTGTTTTCTCAGGCTCAGGTCTATGTGCTGTTTGTAGCCAACCATATGACTTGCCAGCCTACTAAGTATGTGCATGGCTTGCCCGATATACGCAAACTGGAAACCGTTCTCATCCTTTCTGGTCAAAATGTAGATTCCGCTTTCATCGTTCAGCTGGGGATTGATTTTCAGCAGTCGCTTTTTGTTCTCCTGCTCTATGGCTTTTGCCTTTGCAATGTTGCTGTATTTATTCATCAAGAACCTCTATTTTCTTGATATGGCTCTTACGAAATCTCCAGTTATCGACTCTGTATTTCCCATCAAAATCGCGTTCAAGCTTTCCAACTGACTGTGTACCTTCAAAAAATGTCACCCTTACATTTTTTCCCATTAAACTATTTAGTTTTGCATCGTCATGACTATTTTTCATTGATCTTCTCCTATAAACTTAATCTTTCTGCCACAGCATGGACAGTACTTGATTTTGCTCAACAAATCAGTCCCGATAGATATAGCATCGCTACTGCAATTGGTTTTGATATGAAATACATCTTTCTCTTGTTCCCACTTGCAATATGTTCTTTTCTTTTTCCTTTCAAATCTTTCAATTTCTTTCTTAATTTCTCCAAAGTGAAATTTCCCGCTCGCAATGTCTTCATAGCGTAAATTTTCGAAAAGAGTGTAAAAACTCCCATCCCATATAGGCTTATCTTTCAATTCTTTTTCTAAATCCTCTACGGTATCACCCTGTATAATGTAATCTACTTCTGTTAGGATATCATCAAAGAGGTTTTTTAGATATTTTCGAAAAGATTCCTCATCACGTGGAATGCGGTATACTGCAATTGTATACAGCGGATTTTCAAACTGTTTTTTCTCGTTATTTAACTCATATTCTGTAGGCATGTGAACTGCAACTGATCCTTCACTACGGGCAATTTCATATCCCCAACCAATTCGAAAACGAATGGTGCGAAATGCTTTGTTTGCCATTTCTTCCGAACTGTATTCTTCAACCACATTGCAAATGTGCACTTTATTTCCAATTAGATATAGACAATCGACTTCACTATAGCAATGAATTTCTCTTTTATCTTTTTCAAATACAAAAATCATTTTTCTTCTCTCCTCCTTTCACACTTTTTACATAGCCAAACCGACCATGTGAATAAAAATAGCTTATGCTGGCTTCCTGATCTGCTTTCCCATTATCAATATGGCTTTGGCAGCATTGCTCTGCTCGCTTTCTGGCGCCCTCTTCTCCAAATGCCTGTACATCCCAACCTTCTCCACAAATATTGCAATGTATGTATTTTTTTACTTTTACTTGATGTCCTTCACGGAAATGTTTTTCTATTTCTGCTTTATTTGTGGAGTTCAGCATACAAATCGGGCAATAATAGTAGGTCATGCTTTTAGTTCGTTCAAACTTCATTTTTGCCTTCGTTTTTTCAACTCCATTCCAAGTTCTTCTAAGCAAAAGCAGAATGCTTCACAACTCAACTTTCCTAAAGCAGAAATTGATTTTTGCAGTTCATCTTTAATTCTTTCAAAGCAACTACCTAAATTTGCAAATTCAGTTGTCTCCGAATCTACAAATTTTTTTAATGGCTCTTCAAGCGATACCAGTTGCACAGCTTGCTGATACTGCTTTGGATTCATATCATAAAGCTTCTTGAACCGCTTCTTTCTCTGTCTTTTATTCATTTGACTGTCCCCCACCACTCTCTACAAATTTCCCAAGTTTTGCCATCCATTTTGCATAACCGCCTGATCATTTTACTCGAATTAACAAAAAATATAGCTGCATTCGGAGCATTTTCGCTTTTCATGAAATAATCCCTTGGATTCATGCTGTGAATCTTCTTGAACTGTTTCTTTCTCTGCCGTTTATTCATTGTTTACACCTCCTTCCACTGCTGCTCAAAATCTTCTACTGTGACTCGGAACAAAATGTGCCGTTTTTCGCTAAAAATGGTAACTCTCCCTCCTTCCTCGCGTTTAAACTGCCACTTTTGCTGTGGTAAGCAGCTTATCCAACATTGATCGCCGCCAAATATATACTGGCGCCATGCTTTAGGTCTGCACCATCCTTCTTTATCCATTGGATTCTTCCTCAAAGGCTTCTTCCATGGCTGCCGCAAGCTCATTCGCGTCGTGAAGTGCTACTTCTGCTTCGCCAAACTTCTCTTCTTCCATTTTTTTACTAGCTGTTCTAACAAGAAAATCGTGAAGAATTGTAGCTGCAAGGGCACTATGGATGCGTGCTACAACTGCTTTATCATCTTTTGAACTAAAACTTGATACCATTGACATTTTTATGCCTCCGTTAATCCACCAAATTTTTTTAATAAATCATTCTTATTCATCCTTAACCTCCTTCGGTTCAAATTTTGGAAACGGCATCCAGTAAGCAACATGCATTCTGTCTTTAAGTAGCATTGGTACTGCCGTCCACTCACCGTTAATGGTTTTACCTGTTCCAACTACAAAATTATCTTCATCATGATTATTGACTAGTACCACTAAAACGGTATTTGAATTTTTTTCCCAAAACGAATTGCACCACTTGTCAGTCCCTTTGAACTTTGCAAATATACTGTCGTGTTCTTCTGGCATTGCTTCTTCAGTGGAAATCCATCTGTCTTTCTTGATTTCATCCGCAAGTGCCGATAAAGTCTGTTCACAGCTAGAAGCAATCTTCAAGGCAAGCTTTTCATGTTCACTTTTGGGTGCAAATATATCGCACTCATCTATGTACTTCTGGCAAAGTGCGGCTTCTTCTTTAACTTCTTTTAAATATTTTTTCAATTCCTGCCTCCTTTATTTGGTTTTGTTTTTTACAAATTCCCGATATTTTCTGGTATAGTCGTAGTTTTCACTGAATGTGCCTATAGCTGCTTTAAAAAGCTTAGGCTCGTATTTCTCAATTGCCAAAAGCTCTTCTTCAAAATTCCTTCCAAAAGGACACCCAGAGCAGCCGGTTCTTTTTAGGCCGTACTCTGAATAGCATTTGCTGTGCACAATACCATAATTTTTCTCATATTCCGCCTTGTCTTTATTTGTGTACCCGAAAGCGGTCTATAGTCATCACAACCAGCCTTTGTATTAGTACTAAAGCAAGATGTTATTGACATTTTTATACCTCTGCCATAGTTTTTTCTTTAAAATAATCCTCGTTGCTTACGAATTTATCAATCTTTCCATCCTTGAAAAGTACAAATTCTGCCAGAAAGTGATCGCTGTTTTGAATCATTGAGCATTCAATGCATTCCCCGGTCTCCTCATCGTATTTTTCAAACCAGTTCTCCACTCCATCATCACAGGTAGTATTTTTAAAAACAAAATACGGATACTCTTTTTCATCAATAGACCTAATGTTACTCGCAATTTCCGAAAAACGTTTAATGATATTCTCTGGTTTTGAAGCTTCCAGATATTGGATATTCTGCTCCATAAACTTAATAATTGAATCCGCTATTAAGTCTTTGTCATTGGTAGGAAAAATGCTCTGATTAGAAAGTTCCCAACATACTCTATCTGGTGTATTATCACAATTATTAACCTTTTCATTTGTTTTTGACCATACTTTGGGGCCATAATGCGGTTCAATAATCATTAACTTATATCCATACGGAGTCTCGATGTAGTCTGGGATATATTTATTCGGCAGCATTTCCCATATATTGGGAGAGAAAAGCCATGAATTTGGATATTCAAAAAGCACTGTTCCCGTATAATCACTCCTTATTCCATACATTTTACTTCTGCTCATATCTTCCTCCTACTTAACCAACGCTAATGCTTGTTTTGCAAGCTTGTCAGCATAGTCATTATACTTGTCGCCAGAATGCGCTTTGATCTTCTCAAAGGTGATTTGAACTTTTTGCACAGCCTCTCTTACAAATTTTACATATGACTTTGTTGCTTCTTTGCTTGCACTCCATTTTCCAAGTGGCCAGTTTGCTATTCCATCATAATCATAACGTATAATAAGTCGCTTCTTATTGTTTTTGATGGCATACTCTATCGCAGCTCTAGCGCCCATGATCTCACCTGCAACGTTTCGCATACTGCGAAGGCTAGAATCAGAAAAGCTCTTATTGAAGGTCTTTTCCTCTCCATTTTCCAATATTACCATGCCATAGGAGAAGCACTGGGTAGACTGATCGTAGCTTCCATCGACATAGGCGACCAAATCAGTAATCTCAATGGGCATTCGGTCATAAACTGATGTAATTTGTTCGTTAATCGCTTTCAAATATTTCTCCTCCTTCCGCTTGATTTTCTTCCCTATTCCTCTTCTGAGCTTGATTCTGTCCCCCGGTGAATGCTTTTATCAATTTCTTCATCGGTTCGCACAACAACAAGTGGAATCTCTTTTGAAATGTTCTCTATAAGTTTCTCAAATGCAGCCTTGGCATTTTCTGCGTTCGTATAATCACCAAGCGGTTCTCTTGAGGCTGCAGTAGAATCCAATAGTATTTCAGTTTTTGAAATTCGGCTAATATAAATGTCAACTACATTGTCCCAGTTGTAAAAGACGTTTCTATCCTGTCTTACAATAATCATCTCAAACCTCTCCCTTCTTTTTTAGTTAAACGGTAGTCCTTCATCTTCTACACCGTCTGGGATGTTCATAAATCCGCTTGCAACTGCGCTTGCCGGCTCTGGTCTGGACTGAGACATTGCTGGTCTGTAACCGCCATTGTCTGAACCTGCACTTGCTGACTTGCTCTCTGCAAACTCCTGATCCTCAACAATCACATCTGTCGTATAAACTTTCTGGCCATCCTTATTGGTATAGCTGCCGGTCTGAATGCATCCGGTAACCACTAGCTTTGTTCCCTGATGAAAATATTTCTCAGCAAACTCTGCTGAACGGTCAAATGCTACACACTGAATAAAGTCAGCTGTCTGCTCACCATTGGATGTATTTGCGCGTCCTCTGCGATCTACGGCCAGTGTATATCTTGCAATAGCCATCTGGCGTTCTCCCTGTGAGTAACGAACTTCTGGGTCTCGGGTAAGTCTTCCCATTAAAATTACTTTGTTCATACTAAGCCTCTTTCTTTAAAGTTTTATTCTTTTCTTTCTCGTTCCTAGTTCCCTCTGCCTTGTAAGAGTATACATAAGCTCTTCCTCTGGTCTTATTTCCTGCTTAATCTTCAGTTTAAGCATTGTTCGCATAGCTTTGAGAAAATCTTTTCGCTCTTTTTCTGTCATGCCAAGTTCAAAAGCAAGCGTAGGTACAATTAACTTTTCATTCAGTAAAACTTGCCGATTTTTCTTCACTTTGAAGCCCTTCTTTCTTTTAATACTGAAACACCCCTGCGTCCATTCTTTCGTTATATCTTTTCTCTGCATAGTATCTGAATGTGTAGTATTCAAGACCACATTTCTTTGCGGCTTCGCTGCATCCAATGTCCCCTTGCTCCCATTCCAGATATACGTCTGTAAAGTTTGGCGGAAGAATCACTCCTCTCTGGATTCCCTTCCTCTGCTCTCCAATCTCTTTCAAACGGATATTTGCATACTTACGGAATGTTGTATGCGACATCCCACATTGTCTAGCTGCCTTTTCGTCCGAGAGCAATCCGAGCTTCCATTGTTCAAAGCAATCATCAAACATTGGCGGCAAAGGCTTTGGTGGTACTTTATTACCAGTCTTGACGGTATGCCTATCACCTCTCTTCGCAAGTTCTTCTCTCGCGTACCTTTCAAAAGTTGTAACACAAACACCTATCTTCTTTGCACCTTCTGGTCCGGTTAACTTTCCGTCCCTCCAGGCAATGTAAAGCTCCTCTGGAAGTGTAGTTTTTTTCACAACAAAGTTTGATCTATGACCTGTTTGCTTTTTAGGTACCTTTGCCTTAGCTGTATCTTGCCAGTGTAGCCAATTCTTATACATTGGACGCTGGCTAAACTTTGAACAGTGATACCCTAACTGGATATTATATGCACGATTATCAGCTTCTTCTGCAGCTTCTTCTTTGCTCAGAAATACTGCCCTTCCAAGCGCTAATCTCTCCCAATGATGTATATTGTTCACGTTGTTTCCGATGTCACGTTTTTCGGTTATCGTATCAAAATGTGTGTCTGTCACGGCTATAACAATTGATTCAACAACTTCAAGTCCGTAGTTGTCGAACCCTTCGAATCCCTTTTGCTTTAACTCATAGTTGCTTAATCGGTATTCCTCTACGTGATAGACAGGAGTTCCGATCTTAATCTCATTCATCTTGTACCTCCTTTATCAAATAATTTAGATCATATCCACCTTCTACAAACTCTTTAGTGAGCTTGTGCCTGATACCGTTGCCTAAGTACTGGTATATATCAAGCATGTCATCATCAGAGAAATTTGTCTGCAGATACTGGTTTATACCCTTTCGGGTTCTATTCCAGAATCTTACGTTCCTTATGTGTTGCTGATAAACCATTGTTTTGCAAGCGTCCCTTGACACATATTCGAGCAATTTACATTTAAGATCTTCTTTGCTCTCAATGTCAGCTACGGAAAAACCAGAATGCTGCTTGTTTAACAGCAAGTATCCCTTGCTGCTAATACTACTGCCAGGAAAGCATTCCATAAGCTTCAAAATTTCATTCAAAATCATAATCACTCCAATCTATCTTCTGTCCGCAGTATGGACAGTGTACGCAAACTCCTGCTTCTGATTCATACCGTGTGCCACATGTCGGGCAATACCATTCGTATACATTTTCGTTTGATGCACAGATGACTGGTTCTTCTGCAATTGTTTTATGCATGTCTCTGTTTTCGAGAATATTGTTGACTATTTCACATGCCGTTTGTAGGGGTACTACACGACAATAGGTATGTGGATATGCTACCGCAACCATCAATTCACTATTGCTAATCAAAAGGTTTTTGATTTCATCACTTTTTGCAATAGACATTTATCATTCCTCCCAGTCAATTCGCTGTCCACAATTTGAACAATAGGAATCAGCACATTCATTGATGATGCTTCCACAAACAGGACAGTCACATCCCTCACCTAATCGGATAACTGGCTTTTGTGGAATCTGCTTTTTAAGAGCACGATGTCCCTTCATGAATGCAAATGCGGTTCTCATTGACTTTTCAACAGCCTTGTAATTCTTTTCCTTTAAGGCTTGTTCAATTGCTTTAGTGCAAGCATCAAGGCTCTTTTTTAATATCTTTGCTGCTTCTTTATTGCTCATTTGCTTTTTCCTTTCTTACAGGAACGGACATGTTTCGTAATTAAACAATTGCCAGGTCTTACCTGCTTCTGCAGCGTCCACATTTGCCATTCCTGCGACTTCTTTTATTCTTGTGACCATTTCCTCTGGTACTGCATTATTTGCGCTTAAATGGCAAATAATGACGTTCTGGAGTGCGTTTGTTGTGTTAGCTTCTATGAAGCCTGCGCACGTTTCTAACTCCATATGTCCCTTGATAACATGTAATCTTTTTCCGGTGACATCCTCTGAAATGTACTTCTTTTGGTAATTGCAAGACACCAGGATATGGCTAATATCCTTAAATCGCCACCTTACAAACTCCGTATCAGTAATGTAGAGCATTCGCTCCATCTCTGGATGCTCGATGATGAATCCATAGCACGGACACTCTGTACCGTCTGCATCGGTATGCTTGAAGTGCCCATGCACATCATTCATCGGAACTGATACAATTCTAAAATCACCATATCCACCGATATAGGAGTTATCTTCATAAGGTTTGTAGACTGGGATTCCCATTTCTTCCAGATCGCTTACTGCTTCCGAGTGATCTCTGTGTTTATGTGTGGCAACGCATCCGACAATATCAGATACCTTCCAATCACATCCCTTTTTGATCTTCATGATCGGGATTCCTGCATCAAGAAGAAACATCTTGCCTTTGCTATCCTTTAAAACATAGCAATTACCAGAACTGCCGCTGGCTAAACACGTTAGAATCATCTAAAAAACTCCTCTCTCAAGTTCTATGTCATTCATCCTTCCACGCTTTCAATGTGGTAACGACCATATCCACTTGTTCTTCCACTTCCAATTCCGTTTCCAAAACCTGCAAGACGAATAATATTTAATATCTGTTCCAAGGAATACGCATTCTCTGTATACTGAATGGTGAATGTTGCACTCCATCCGCTAAATCTATTCAGTCGTACAAGTACCGGAGCGCCCTTCTTTGGCGACATAAGCTTTTCATCAATAAAATGCTCTGCAAACTTGATCGGAACCAGATTGCCCTTTGCAATGACATTTACAGCAGCGTTAAATTTTGTTGCGTAAGTGTCAATCTTGTTTTGTACAACAGCCTGTCCAAATGACTTTTTTAAGCCAAATGCCGTAATGCACGGTGCATTGTTGGTCAGTGCTTCTCTCAAGCCTTCTTCTGTGAAGTCTGTAGGCTTTCCGCCATACCAGTGCATGGCAGTGATCACTTCTTCCCATACATTTGTAGCCGCTGTGTCCTTAGCCTTGTTCTTTCTCTCATCGGTAAGCTTTCTGGCACTACAATCATTCATCTTGTTAAGTACCAAATCCCCATCACCTGCAATAGTAATTCTTGCCTGCTTGATGCTTAACGGTTTCAATTCGATAACCTGTGTTTCTTCCTTCTTTGCCATAATTTGTTTTCTCCTTTTTGTTTTGGTCTAAGCTTTCGCTCGAGGTGTGGTACAAGCGTTGCAATGTTTTGTTCTGTGGTGTTCTGTTATGTCTTGTTCTGTACTGTAGCGTTCTGTTATGTATTGCAGCTTATGCCGCGTCTCAAACGAAAACTTCAAGTGTTCTGGTAACACTTGCAGACAACATGAAATGTTTTGTCGTGTATTGTCGTGTTCTGTAATGTCCTGTCTTGTATTGTACTGTGCTAGGCAACTCATGCTGCCTGCAAATGCTACCAGTTTATTTTTGCGGTATCCACTCGGTACATAGCATAAACTATGCATAATTATGTATATTGTTGTATTCTGTGATGTTTTAAACTATCCTGTACTTTGTTATGACATATTGCTTATGCCACATATAGAATGGATACCTTTTGCGTCGTATTATGTACTATTCTGTCTTTTATTATTCTGTCTTGTACCGTTTTGTTTTGTTATATTCTGTTCTGCCCTGACTTATGGGCTAGCATAAAGCAACAAACAATCTGTTTTGTAGTGTAGTGTATTGTTATGTTCTGTCCTGTCCTATCACTTTTTGCTATATAATTGAGGCTTACTTGCTGCCTCGTGCTAGCTCATAAAATTTGCTTAACTCGAATGCTCTGTAGATGATGTAATGTTTTGTTATGTTGTGTCGCGTTATGTTCTGTCCTGTGCTGTTATGTTTTTGATATATGAGCCATTCTTTTCTCAGATGGTGCATACCGTTACACCATCCATAGAACACTCGAATTAAGCATTGAAATTGTTTAGACGGCTATCTTGTCGATTTCTTCAAAGACACTCTCCAACTCAGAAAGCGACTTATACCGATTTTGGAAGCTTCTTAGCTCTGCGTAAGCCCTCTGTAGCAACTTCTGATACTCGTCAGGTTGTGTTGCAAAATGCGTTGTCGGCATATACACATTTCTCTGACTTGTGATCTGGAAGTGCCTGATAGGCGGTTTGTTGTCCTGCTTTGGGACAACTACAAAGAACTGGATAAGCTGTCTTGCCTGCTGCAAGCGATATTTCTCTGCCGCTATGCTATCGTTCCATTCAAAGCACTTATGAAGCTCTGACTGTTCGTCTCTTGCTTTCTCAAGCACTTGTTCTGGCGTTATCTCTGTATCTCTTCCGATTTCATCCAGACACTTTGCGGCATTGGCTTTGAAAATCCCTTCTATTCTCCATTTAATTTCATCCATAGGCTATCTCCCTACTGCATAAATGCTGGAAGTTCCTGCTGACCGTCTGCATCAGCTTTTAACTCTCGATTTCCAGTTGCAGGCTCAACAAATGTTTCTGAATTTGCTTCATTTTTAATTTCGTATGCAACATTTTCCTGCTCAATTTCAATTGGAGAAATGTCCTCGAACTGATCAAGTCTGTCAGATATCTCGGAAATATTACCATCTGTACTCGTATTTGCGATCATTTTGCACAAACGGTTGATTACAGTTTTCTTTGACATCTGATCTTTGAATTTTGTGTGTGTACTGGCAGCATCCTCTTTCAATCCACCCATTCGCTGATTCCATGCTTTCTTCAACTGGTTAATATTCATGATCTCTACTATCTGGCTTCCATCTATCATTGTTCCGACAGCATAAGCACCTTTTATCTTGTCATTATCAATGTTCATGAAGTCCTGTGTGTGTTCATCAATAACTTTCTCACCATTAACAATGTGATACTTAAATGTATCGCCCTCATAGATGATCTCTGCACTGATCTTCTTTAAACCATTACGTCTTGCCAATGTGATATTTCCAAAGTAAGATTTCTGGAATTGGCACTTTCCTCCGTAAGCAATAAAATATCCTTGTTTTTTATTAACATTGAGCGCCAATGTGGCCATTTCCATAAGTGAATTTACAATACTAGCCTGTGAGCAGCTTTCAAGAACCGGACGTTTATCTTTATCAACAGTCTCTTTTAATATCAGATACGCTCCAGTTAATGCATTTGCTACGTTGTAGTCTTTTGGAAATGCCAAGCCAAAGTTCTCTTTCTCTTTTAATTGGCGTACAAGCCCATCAATAAGGCCATTATTTACAATTAAACTGGCCTGCTGATTTCCTGTACTTAATGCTTCTGCTTTAGCCGCTGCCATTATTCCTCGCCCTCCTTAATCTCAATGTGCATCTTGTCAAAAAACTTGCTCAAATCATCAAATGATTTGAATGTGTTATTGCAAAATATAAGGTATGCAGAAATGTCGTTCATTAAATTGCCTGTAATATATTCTATTTTGCCTTGCGTCACTTTAAACTTTAACCCTGTTGGGAAAAGCACGTTATCACCTTTTGCAACCTCAACAGCTCCACTGTAGTATGTCGGCTGCTCTTCCTTTTTCTCTTCTGGTTCCTTTCCCTGCTCGTGCACAGTTTCCAGATCTTCATCTTGTTTTCTTTTTTCCAATTTTTTCAGTAGCTCATCTGACGCTTTACTTAATGCTGACAAAAAACTGATATCGTCAACACTATTTTTATAAACTCCCACGCCCATCTCACCTGTCTTTTCGTCCTCGACAAGAACGGCATTAAAAGCTAATCCGGCCTTAATTGTAAATCTAGTGCTCATATTATCCTCCTTATTTTGTTTTTGCCTTATTGTTGCAGCACTCTGCTTCGCTAATCTCTGGTGCTCTTTTGATCGTCTTGATATTGCTTCTTCCATAGGCTTCTATCCATGAAAGGTCTACTGGCTCATCTACTACTGTGACTTTTGTACCGTTTGGAGTTACTGCTTCGTCTCCCGGCTTTAAATCTTCCTCTGCCGCAAAACAATAGCTTCTTTTACTGCCCTCATATCGGGCTTTTACATAATTACTCATTAGCTTTCTCCTTTTAATAATTTTTTACTGCTTAATTTCTTCTGCGAAGATTGATGGAGAAAAGATACAAACTGGACGAACGCCGTAGTTGCCGTTGCAAATGCTGCTGCGGATGCTTTCGGACGGGCGAACAACGGTAGTCAATGTATAATATCCGCTGTGCGACGTACTCCATGGAGTAAGTAACCACCAGCAACACTCTCCATTTGGAATCAGGCTTCTGTATTTTCTGTACTCGTCAAGAGTAAGCAGCGAAACCTTGTCTTTACATGCTCTGTATTGATTCTGCCCATCAACAGACAGTAAATCCCTCTCAAATTTAATAACATTCTCCTCTCCAATTTCATTTTCTATTTTTTCAAGGAGATCACTATTCAGATGCTGACGTAGTTCACTGATTCTCCAGTCATTTATGTCTGGATCAAATCTCTTCAACTCTGATTTTTCTGCAAGGCACATGCAACCCGAATCGAGAACATCAAGGATTTTCCATTTTAGCCCTGCAAGTTCGAACTGATTGCCTGCTTTAGGCTCAACATCAATTTTTCTTTTTGAATTACTTTCTAAGATGCTTACTCTTTTCTTTAGATCATCGAACTGCTTTTGCAACCCTTCTAATGTTAATTCAGCCATTTACTCTCCTTTCGATACAAAGATGTTAGATTTTAAGATACAAACTGGGCGAATACCGAGGCTGCAGTTGCAACTGTAGCTGCGGATGACGCCGGACGAAAGAACAACAGCCATTGAACGATTGTATTCATGGTTTGGACTAGTCCATGCTGTACAAGTCCACCACCAATCATCCAAATCCTTATTAACAATCAAGTTGTTATACTTTCTGGCTTCGTCAAAAGTGAGCAGGCGAACTTTGCAAGTCAGCTCCCCGTAATTATCCTGACCATCTACTGTCTCAAGGCTAACTCTGTGTTCCACAAGATTCTCTGCTCCGACTTCATTTTCAATAGTTGGCTGAATTTCAGCTTTGGTGTTAGTATATAAGTGTAGACAGAAAAAGTTGAACAGCCTATACTATAAAA